ATGCATAGCGGAATCGAGATTCGTGTCGCCAGACCCGAGGATGCAGAAGAGATCCAGATCATCTACGCGCCCATCGTGCTTAACACGGCCATCTCATTCGAAGAGGCAGTGCCGAGCGTGGAGCAGATGACTCACTGCCATTGCAGCCAGTGCCGCAAAGTTCACGGGGCTGCTTTCGCATCCTACGGAAGCGTTCCGCGTAGCGACCTGCGAATTCTTCGTGGCGCCAACAGCATCAGTACGTAGCCGCCTCAGCAAACTCCAGCATGTCGGCCAACTGCCCCCTGCTTGGCGAACCCCGTCGATGCCCACAGCACCCCGACGTTGGCGTCGATGAGGTGGGTATGCTCTGGGTTATGGATGCTGCCGGTCTCTGCGAGGATCTCGCTCTGGACCCAATCCCACACACCGGTGGCAGGGCATAGTGTGAGCCACAGAGATTGGAGCAAGTCAGCTGGAGGCATTGGTCTACTCATCGGTCACCTGCAGCTTGAAATGGTGGCGCGTTGACTGTATTGGTGAGGTCAACTCACCCGCAAGGCAAATCATGCGAATACATTTCAGACGTCTCAGCGACGTCTCCATCGGGGACATCATCGCGCTCAACAATAACCCTGATGTCTTACGTCAAATGCCCTTGGGGCGTCCAGACTTTGACGAAAGCAAGTGCAAGGCATGGGTCGCTCAAAAAGAGGCCCAATGGGACCTTAATGGATACGGTCCCTGGGCATTTTTCGTGGGAGATAAATTCGCCGGCTGGGGTGGCCTGCAGCATGAAGACGGTGACGCTGATCTTGCTTTAGTGCTTCACCCGGATTACTGGGGGCTTGGCAGAATGATATTCGATGAGATAGAGCAGCGCGCTTTCCAAGAGCTGGGCTTGGAGTCAATTACCATATTGCTCCCAGCTACCAGAACTCGAATCAAAGGTGTGCTTCGCCTAGGGTTTCGCCACGACGGAGAAGTTGAAATCGACGGCACCTACTTCACACGCTATCGACTCCAGGCAAGCGCTAGCGCAAAAATCTCGTAATCTTCACCTAGCGACCATTCTATGTGACTCGCCGTGCGCGTGCCCATGCAGCAGGCCAACCAGCAGCCGCTGCGCAAGTCCGGCTTCCTTGGCAACATCAATCGCCTTGATCAGCGCGGTGTCGAGCGCATTGGTAGCGACCACCACGTCGGTCGACAGCGGCAATACGTGGCGCAGGCGTGTCACGTTGCTCATGTACACCTCCTCGCGAGAATGCTCAGGCGATTGGATCAGCTGGCTTGGCAATCGAACGCACAAACAACATGCAGAAACCCTTTCACTGGCCGTCACGAGTTTCTTGGATATCACGCCAGCGCTTCAGAAGCGCACCAAGCGTGGCGAGAGCACAAGCACCAGATAGCGCTTGCCTACGCCGAGATTCAATCGGACCCTCGTATCGCCGCAGCATTGCGGACTCGATACGCTGCCTGAACAAGGGAAATAGCCATGATCGAAGCCACCGAGAAGCAGCTTGGCCTGCTCTGGCGCACCCTGGGCCTGTGCGCTGAGCGCTCTGACCGCCGCAGCATCAGCCGCAACCACGTCCTCACTAGTCCAGGCTACGATGACTCGAACAACCTGGATTTGCTGGTGGCGGCCGGCCTGATGACACGCGGCAAGGCCCCGGCCTTCTGCTCCGAGGACGAGGTGGTGTATCGCGCCACGGACGAGGGAAAGCAGTTCGCCCTGGACAAGCTGCCACCGCCCCCTCCGCCGGCTAAGCGCACCAAGTTCCACGCCTACCTGGACGAGTGCGAGTACTACGACGGCTTCGCCCACTTCCTCGGCATCAACCAACCGCAAATCCAACAGCGCGGCAACTGGGGGAACTACGAATACCGTATGGTCCGATACCCACGCGGAAGTGCCTACTGCGAGCATCGCCGGCCTACCCGTTTCGCGCACTGGTCGCCCTACGAAACTCTTGAGGTCGCCGGTGAGTGGGCGCCGACCATGAAAGCGGCCAAGGCCAGCTACAAAGAAACGCTTCGGCTGCACCAGGCCAAGGGCCGCGCCGATAAGAAGCGCCTTGCAGCCTGACCCTCCGGCGCTGCCGGACAATCAGCGGCACAATAACGATCTACTTACACTGCAACGCCACTTCTCCCAAGGGGCCGCCAGTTCCATTTGCTGAAAATGCGACGACGCATTGCATCGCACCACAATTGCAATTGTATACGGCGTGCTTATTCGCAATCAGGTTTGCCTGGTCAGAACATCCGCAAGCACTAGGAGCAACGTTGGCCTGCGGCTGCGCCTCCACCTTTTCACCGCAGCCAACCAACTGGGCGGCTGCTAGAGCAATTCCGAAAACGATGAGAAATCTCATTAGAGTTCTCCTGGTTCAACCATATCCGAATAGCACACCCCAACTACCTGAACAAACTGGCGCTGCCCGCCAGCGCCTCAGGAGCCTTCGCTTTTCACCTGGCAAATCCCGTTGGCCCGGTTCTTCCCGGTATACGAGACATCAGGCGAGCCATCCGGGTTGATCGACAATGAGATTGTCACCCCACTGCCTTTGGCTTCGAAGTAGTTCTCGTTGAACTTCTTCAGCTTGCCTTCCTTGCCATTGATGTAAATCGGGCCGCCCTTGTCGGCGTGTACCTCGATGTTGCCTGGGCACGTGGCATTCACCAGCGGAATACCAGCCTGAGCCGCGCCCGACACCGCCAGCAAAGCACCAATCATTAGTCGCTTCATCTAACGCTCCTTGAGTGGATTGACCGAGATCGAAGCAATAGCCCAATTCGGCGCTGCCCGCCAGCGCCTTCCCCTATTCAACGATAACGCCTCTGCGGCGAGGACCGCCCATGTCTGCATTTCAGAAAAAGAACCACCTCGACTTCAAAACCCAGTACGGCCTTGGCTTCGATCCGCAAGACGATGAGAGGAACGGCCTGAAGTGGGCAGGCAAGAAGAAGCCGCGGGTGATCAGCCTGGAGAACGTGAAGCAGATTTTGTAGTGGGGCCCGCAGATGGCGAAGCGCGACAGGGCCACTGGCCGGGTGATGAAGCTGGACGGCACCGTGGCCGACATCGGCGAGCGCGTTCCAGTGCAACAGCAGTTCTTGGTGCCCGACCCGAAGCGGCGCGGCATCACTTGGCGCCGATTTATGCACCTGCTCGAAGGGATGGGTTACCAGGTGGAATGGCAGATCATCAAGGCCTGAGACTTCGGCGCGCCAACCAGCCGGGAACGCCTGTTCATGATCGCCCGCTGCGACGGCCAGCCCATCGCATGGCCTGAGCCGACCCACGCCAAGAACCCAGGCCAGCAGAAGTGGCGCACAGCCGCAGACTGCATCGACTGCAGCGTGCCGAGCAAGAGCATCTTCGGGCGCAAGAAGGCGCTGGCCGACGCCACGCTGCGCCGAGTGGCCAAGGATATGAAGAAGTTCGTGATCGACAACCCGCAGCCCTTCATCGTGCCAATTGCGAACGGGTCGGGCGAACTCGCCCAGTCGGCAGATGAGCCGCTGCACACTGTCACATCCTGGCCCCGCGGCGGATCCTTCGCCGTGGCAAGCCCAGTGATTCTTCCAGCAACGCACCAAGGCGCCGACCGAGTGAATAACCCGCGTGATCCACTGCCAACGGTAACTGCAGCCAATCGCGGCGAACTGATGGCCAGCCCAGTCATGATCGGGGCCGGTGGGCCTGTGTATGCCGGCAAGCCTGCGCCAGCTGATCAACCAATGGGCACGCTGATGACGCAGAACCACCGCGCCCTGGTCACTGCATTCATCGAGCAAGCCAACGGCGGCTTCAACACAACTCCGGCCAAGGGTGCAGACGAGCCACTGACCACGGTCACCAACACCGGCAGCCAGCAGCGCCTCGTAACGGCCAGCCTGGCCACGCTCCGCTGCAACTGCGTAGGACGGGCAGCAGATGAGCCGGTACCGACCATGACCGCCGGCGCCGAGCATCACGCCCTAGTCGAATACAAGCTGTCTCCAGAGCACGAGGAAGGCGCTCTGCGCGTCGCCGCGTTCCTGATCAGCTACTACGGCACGGAGAACATCAGCGCCTGCAATTCGCCAACGCCCACGGTGACCACCAAGGACCGCCTGGGCCTGGTCACCGTCTTCGTGAAGGCCCCCCCCTACGTCATCGTCGATATCTGCCTGCGCATGCTGCAGCCGCACGAGCGCTACCGAGCCCAGGGCTTCCCGGTCAGTTACATCATCGACAAGGGTGCCGACGGCAAGCCGTTCACCAAGACCGAGCAGGTGCATATGTGTGGCAATAGCGTTAGCCCACCGCCGATGGCTGCACTTGCTCGCTCAAACGATCCTTGGAAAGTCAAAGTTTCGGAAGCTGCTGCCGCTTGACCCACCGGCGCTGCCCGCCAGCGCCTTGCCCTATTGAACGAGAGGGTTGGCGCCCAGGCCTTTTCGGTAGCGGGCAATCGAGATGATCTGGCGCAAGCAGATGACCATGTCTTTCTTCATCTGGTCGTCCGGCAAACCGATCTTTTTCAGCATTGCCTGAGCTTCTTCCTCGATCGAGGCAAGGGCCTCAGTATCGCTTTTCAGTGTCATGGCGACCTCCACCAGGTCGAATCAGCCACGAATTGATAGCTCACCAGAACATTGCGCGCCAACTACGGCGTCTTCCCCTCTCAAACGATGAACGCATTCTCGGCGAGGACAGCGCATGCATTAAAGACCGACAGACTACCGGACCTCATTCGCAAATCGGCCTACTGCGCCAACTACCTGCTTAGCGCCCTCTTGAATCTCCATGATGACGGCACCTGCTTCGTTGGCTAATACTAAACCCTCTTCTGCTTTGCCACGGCTGTTAAACATTTCGTTCACAGCTTGATCAGCCAGCATTTGGTTTTGTTGGACAACGCCAACGATCTCCTCGGTTGCCGAGCTGGTGTGGCCCGCAAGCTTGCGCACCTCATCGGCAACTACGGCGAAACCTCGACCGTGCTCGCCGGCCCGCGCTGCCTCGATCGCCGCATTGAGGGCGAGCAGATTGGTCTGTGAAGCGATACCGCCAATAGTTTGAATAATCGAACTGATCAAAGCAGATTGCTTACCGAGAGCCTCGATGCTTTCGGAAGCTGACTTCATCTGTTCGGCGATGCTACGCATGGTATCGACAGTCCGCGTCACTACTACGGCTCCACGCTCTGCGCTCGAGTCGGTTCGCTGGGAGACATAATACGCAACGCCAGCTGCATCCTTCACTTCTTGCTCGCGGGCGACCTGGTCGGTAACCACGCTTGCGAATTTCACGACCTTAGAAAGCTTTCCCTCAGTGTCATGCACAGGGTTGTATGTCGCTTCTAGCCAAATATCGTTGCCTCGCGCGTCTACCCTCTTGAAACGATTAGCCACATACTCACCACGGTTCAGCGTCTTCCAGAAGCTTTCGTACTCATGTGATGCAGCTTCTTCCGCGGAGCAGAACAAACGATGATGCTTCCCGACGATCTGCCCCAGCGAGTAGCCCATAGCATCTAGGAACTGTTTGTTTGCCGTGATTACGGTGCCATCCAAGTTAAATTCAATGACGGCTGTGGACCGAACCAGCGCCTTAATCAGAGCCTCATTTTCCTTCGACTGCTCCACGGTACGAGTTATCTCACTGCCATAACCCTGGACATGAGCCAGGCTTCCGTCTTGGTCTCGAATAGGGAGCCAATATATTTTCAACCATGCAAGAGTACCGTCAGCGCGAAGGTAGCGATATTCGTCATTGACGGGCTCAAACCGCCCTACAGCTCGATTGAACGCGTGAAAGCAAGGAAGATCCTTAACATAAGGAGGAACGATCTCCGAAAGCGGGCGACCATGCAGATGTCCGTCGGAGTACCCCAAGGTTTCTGAGAAAAGTCGATTGAATGCGCAGATACGAAACTGTGCATCAAGTCTTATGGAAAGCATCCCTCTGTCCATTTGCTCGACCTGCTGACGTAGCAGATGCAGCTCCGCGCTCTGCTCCTGCAAAATTTTTTTGAGACTGCGGTTGAACATTTCAGGCTCCACGTGTGCTGGATGAGCAATTATCGACACAGACCTTTTTTCTAGAGTGCCCAGTCAATTTTCAATTCCATGGGGATGGGTATACGGGCGAGGCTATAAAAAATTCCCAACCAGCTACTAAATAGTTATCGAACCCGGAGCTATAAAGAATGGTCCCGCAGCTCTGCTCTGGGCGCCTCATCAAAAAAGCATACGTCTTATGCTGAAGCGAACGCCTCGGCGGTCAGATCCTCTTTGAGCGACAGTTGGCCTAACCCAGGCGGAACGCACAATACAGAAGTCGCGGACAACACCGCTGAAAATCGCAGATCCCTCTGCGGGACCTGCCTCACGCTGGTAACGGAGTCTGAGGTTGCTGGCTCAGAAAATAGACCCAGGCGTCATGAGAGTTCTTTTGGCAAAGCACGGCGTCATCCCAGATCACACCGTAGGTCTCACCAGCAGAAACCAAGTACATCAGCCTCGAATTACGAGCCTCCAAGTCAAGGAGGTGCCGATGAGCTGTAAAACGAAAATCAATGTTGTTTCGCATTTGGACGAACGTCCTAAAGGACCGGCTCGGGAATACGCGCCGATGTTCCTGTGCAGTCAATATGACATCAAACCTCGTCGACTGCATTTTTTATAGCAAAGCTACGCCCAAAGTCGCCTAACGAGTACATTTATACTCCAGCCATCGGTAAGCCCTCCCCCTCTCTATTCACTGCCGCGATATGGCGGCCAAGGAGCACCCGTGCGCCTCAAGAAAACTGAGCGCGAGCAGGTCCGCATGAAGTACGGCTGATCCACCGGCTCGAGCAGATCCGCCAGCGCAAAGTGTATGGTGTTCGGCAGGTTCGGACGTTCCGGGAGACGGCTACCAGGTACCTGCTCGAGCACAAGGATCAGCCGTCAATCAAGCTGACTGCCCTGCGCCTCCAGCAACTTGATCCATACCTCGGCGACCTGCCGCTGACGCACATCGACGACCAGGCGCTGGCCCCGTTCATTCGGGACCGGCAGACGGACGAAGATTTGCCGAATGGGAAAGTGAGGAAGGCAGTCAGCAACCGGACGGTGAACATCGCGATCGAGCGGGTGATTCACGTTCTGTCGCTGGCTTGCCGGAAATGGCGGGATGAAGAGCGCAGGCCCTGGCTCGACAGCACCCCGCTGCTGGCCAAGCTGGAGGAGAAGAGATCCAGTCGAAAGCCTTATTCTGGCGCGGAGCTGGGACAGTTGATAGAGGCGGCAAACAAAGTTTCAGCGACGGACTCGCGTGGGCCGGTGCTGACGATTTTGAAGAGGAGGCAGGCGTAAAAACCTGAGAAGCCACGCAAAAGTCACGCAAAGGAAAAAGGCCATCCCTTTCGGAAATGGCCTAAGTCCTTGGGATTATTGGTCGGGACGGAGTGATTCGAACACTCGACCCCTTGCACCCCATGCATGCCAAGCCAACCTAAAGGCATGATAACACAGGATTTCCGGCCCTGCTTTCGCTGCAACGAAGCCTCACGCGTCCGGACGCATCCTAGCGAAGTCACTTCAAAAGTCACTGGCCCAGGCCAGCCCGCCCACGGCGTTCTGCCAACCGATTCCCTTCCTTTATATAGCTCCTCACAGATCGGCGCCATCCAGTGCCCACAACCTAGCCGACTCGACGATCTCCAGCATGTCGACCAGGTCGCCGTCATCGACCTCTCGCCGCCGGAGCGCGGCATAGGCCATCTCATCGAGCACTGCTGCGCGTCCATCAGGATCAGCCACCAGGGCAACCTGGTCGTTCAGCTCAGCCAGCCAGGCCGGCGGAAGCTCAGTTGCCATAGTCGCCCACCGCTCGGCACCACCACGACTGGGCATACAGCACGCCGTCGATCTCCTCAACCCCGTTGATGTTGAGGCCGAGCTGGGCCATGCCGTTCAGCTTTGCATCGTGCAGCCGGGGGATGATGTCGGGCCCGGGGGACGGGTTGAACACCCAGGCCTGGGTCGATACCCGGCCCAGCGGCTCACTGTGGTGGTCGCCGATGTGGATGTCGGCCCGCAGGGGCTGGACCTTCCTCAGCTGATCGGAAGGGATGGCCACGCCATTCACGCGGCGGCGAACGAGGAGGAAGTACATGCTGCACCGAATACTGTATATGGATACAGTATTTCAGCATCAGGTAAAGCAACCGCGCCAGTACCGCTCAGCGGACTATGCGTGGTTTCTCAGGAAGGAGGTCGACACATGCGGCCCGATCAGTGAATCGGGCCAGCAGGGCCGCCTAACGCTTTGAGCTGGTAGTCGGTGACCGCCTGGAACTGCGACTCAGCGATCAGGCGCAACCGCTCGACTTCATCAGCTGGCCTGCCAGCACCCTGGGCCTCGTGATAACGCCTCATGGCGTCCACGGCGTCGGTGTACATGGGATGGTCAGGGTAGAGGATCGGCGGCTTACACTTCATCGGGTTCCATCCTTAGGTGGCCATCACTGAATGGTAGTCGGTGCCCGCCCTGCTTGGATTAACTGGTAATCGATAACCGCTTGGTATAGCGAATCCGCCAATAGGCGTAGACGCTCGACCTCTTCAGGCGGCGCGCCACGGTCCTGGGCTTGGTGGTATTCCCGCATGGCGTCGATGGCCTGCTGAATCAGCGGCTCGCCGGCCTCGACCATGCCGATGAAGGCGCGCTTGTCCATTACCTGCTCCGTCTCGATGTGCCCCCATTATAGGCAGGCGCTACGGAGCCTTCATGCGGTCAACCACCGCCTCACAGGCCAGCCCAGCTATTCGGCTTCGCTCAAGCGCTGTCGCGAGGTCTCCCGCCATTCGGTCAGCTTCTTCAAGCAATCCCCCGAGCACCACGACGGCAGAGGTTCCTGCCTGGCGCTGCTGGGCAGCGATGGTATCGCAGGTGGCTCGGTGGCCGTCCCGCAGTCTGGCGATTTCCCCGCGCAGCCCGTCAGCAGCAGACTCAGCACCAGCGGCGCGGTCTTGGGCCAGTTCCAGTTTCTTCCGTGCACTCTCGCCCTCCTCATCCGCCACGGCCTGGCGGCGCTGTTCTTCAGTTCTGGCCTGGGCAGCGGCCCGCTGGTCACGCTCGGCCACCTCCAGGCGGTAGTCGGCCAGCTCGCTACGGGCAGCGCCGGTTTCGCCTTGGGCAACCACCACCCGGTACTGCTGTCCGCCGGCAACCAGCACCAGAGCAATCAGCCACCAGCACCAGGCCGGCACCGCGCTGTTCATGCCAACGCCCCGCCCAGCTTCTGCCATTGAGCAAGCAGCTTTTCCAGGCGGTGCGGGTTTTGTTGGTAGTTGTTCCCGGGGAAGCTGGCCCAAATGCTCGAGCACTTGGCGATCGCCTGCTCGATGCGCCCGGCCTTGATGTCGTCTAGGGCCTTGCGCTCCCGGATCTGCTGCAGCGCGATTCGGTCCTGGTTCTCCGGCGTGAATCCGCCCGCCAGGCGAAGGCTGGACCGGTACGCATCCCAGTAACGCTCGAGCAACTGGTACCGGCCGGCAGCGGTGCTGGTGACCAGTTTCCCGTTGATTGGGAATGTCAGCTTACGTCGCGGGTGGTCCGCATAGCCCTGAAACAGGCCTCCGCCGTACAGCACGTTGTATCCGTCGTCGCTCGCCCTGACGGTTGAGGTGCCTTCAGAGAAAGCAATCAGATCCAGAAACCGGAGCACGTTCGCGCCTCCGGCCTGGGTTTCGGTGAATCTGGCCATGTTTTCTCCAGCCACAAAAAAAGCCCGCAAATGCAGGCAAAAAGGTATCATCGACCGTTTATTCATCGGCCCCATGACAGGGAATTCAAAAAATGCAAGGCAAACACTTAGCCTACCGACCGGACATCGACGGTCTCCGGGCAGTGGCCGTTTTGGCAGTTACAATCTTCCACTTCAACAAGCAGTGGATGCCAGGCGGGTTCGTAGGTGTCGATATCTTCTTCGTCATCTCCGGCTACCTGATCACAGGCATCGTGGCCAGGCAGGTGTCGGCTGGTACGTTCTCGTTTGCCGACTTCTATCTGCGCAGGGTGCGACGGATCTTCCCTGCAGCGCTGTTTGTCACGCTCGTCACGCTGATCGCCGGTTCCGCATTGATGTTGCCGGCTGACTCGCTGCAGCTCTCCCAGTCAGCAATAGCAGCCACCTTCTCCGCTGCAAACATCTTCTTCTGGAAGTTCCTGGATACAAGCTACTTCGCGCCCTCCTCTGACATGGTCCCGCTGCTGCACATGTGGTCGCTCGGAGTCGAGGAGCAGTTCTACTTGGTATGGCCGGCGTTGCTGCTGCTGGCTCTCAAGTTTGGCGGCCGCAAGCTCGTTGTGCTGACTGCCTGCCTCGCAGCTGCGGCCTCGTTCTGGTACGGCCAGTCCAAACTGGTAGACGATCCGACGTTTGCCTACTACATGCTTCCATCGCGAGCCGGCGAATTGCTGATAGGCGCACTGACCTACTTCGCCTGTGAATCTACCCGCGATCGAATCTCTGCATTTGCGGCCTCAAGCCTGGCTTACGTTGGCGCTGGCTTGATTGCGGTATCCCTGATTTTCATCCGTGAAGAGGACGGTTTCCCTGGCTTCATTTCTGCTGTACCAGCAATCGGTGCGGCGCTGATCATTGCGGGAGGCGCTTTCACCAAAAGCTTGGTCGGCAAGCTGCTAGCGCTTAAGCCGATGACTGCAGTCGGACTGATCTCGTTTTCCCTATACCTTTGGCATTGGCCTGTGCTGGCGCTTTACAGGTATTCGTTTGGCGAACTAAGCCTTGTCGGGGGACTGGCATGCTTAGCAACGATGACAGCTTTGACTTTGGTGTCTTACTTCTGCGTTGAAAAGCCGTTCCGCAATTCCAAAGGCAGCCTGAAAACGCTGGCAATCGGAATGGCTGCTGCCTCGGTCTGCGCTGTATCTGCCATAACTATTCAATCGAAAGGAATGTTTGCCCCGCTAACTCCAAGCGGCTATGCAGCAAAGCTTCAAGATCTGGAGGACAGCACTGGCCCAGCGCACTCCTACCCGTATGTATGCCAAGGAATGCCGAAGCCAGAAACTCTTTCTGACCCGAAATGCGTGGTAGGCACTGGCCCGACTGATACGATCCTCTTTGGCGATTCCAATGCCGCTCACTTCATGGGCTATTTCAAGGTAGTGGCTGACCACTACGGCTTCTCGCTTCGTAATATGGAGCATCCATCCTGCCCGCCGTTCCCTGGAAACCTCAGCCAGAAGTATGTGATGAAGGGCTATAAAGAAAGTTGCCCAGCCTTCAATAAGATGGTTAGGGATAATCTTGACGCATACAAAACTGTCATTATTGGCGGCACGTGGCAAGGGTATGCGCAGAATCCAAGCTTTGATGCTGATATGCGCGAAACCCTCAAGCAACTGACGGCCTCTGGAAAAAAAATAATCATCGCGCTGCGTGCGCCAGGCTTTGTTGAATACGATAAAGAGTGCACTCGCAAATCTGTGAAGATCCCGTTTGCAAATTGCGATCAGCGCTCAGCCTACGCTGACAAGGGCGAACTGTCTGCAAACGAAAAGATCAAGTTGATAGCGAAGGAATTTCAGAACGTCGAAACGTTTAGTATTCGAAATCTAATCTGCAAAGATGGAACCTGCTCTGCGTATTTGAACGGCAAGCCTCTTTATTATGACCAGGGCCACCTCAGCATCCCTGGTTCAGAGATGCTGGGGGCCGAGGCAATCAAGCGCAGCCTCGTACCTGCTGAACTCTTGTCGCTGCTCTCGCCGAAGCAAAGCGTAGGCTACGCCCCTCCTGACGGAAGCTTGCTCCGCAAATAAGCGCATTCAAGCGCGAGAGCTTCTTCATACCTGATCCCGTATCGCGAGCCTGCTGCCCGATACGGGATCTCCTCCTGCTCGAGAACTGGACCACCGCTTCCAGGCGAGGCCGGTACGCGTGGGATCAGGACATTCCCCTGCTCATCTAGAACGGCAGGAATTTCAGGAGTTGCAGGGATCTCCGGGCCGTATACCGCCGGCTGGTAAGGAACCTCCTCCCACTCGTCGTAGCAGAGCAACCCGTAGTCCCTAGCATCAAGCCCTTCAGCTTGGAAAGCCTGTTCCACACGCTGAGCAATCACACCAAAGTGCCACCTGGCCCCATCCGATTTCGATTCAACGGCGTCCCTGAACTTGTACTGCATGTATTCGACATTGGCCCAGGCTCGCAGGCAGGCCTCGTCGATCGGCTTGATCTCCCGCTTTTCCCGCTCGTCAGACGTGTTTATGGTTCCCGTTCCAGCGTAGACCTGCGACCATCGGAAGGTTGCCCCACCCAGCGCTTTGTTGTTGTCGACCACTGGAATAAACGATGCGGCGTTCATGCGATACGCCTCGGCGTTGCTCAAGGTGAAGCGCATGGAGTTGTCGGTTTGCGCGTACGCTAAGCGTCCAAGCTTGTTGAAATCGACATTCATCGTTGTGGTTGCTCCGGCCAAGAACTGAAGGCCAGTTGCAGCAGAGCTGTCGATGACAACGTCGTAGTTGTTGGATGGCGTTTGCCCGGAAAGACCCGCATTACCGCGCACCCAATGCGGGACCAGTGTTCCAGGCACGATGCTGCTGCGATCCTGTGAGGAGTAGATGAACCGCTTATCTCGCGCGTTACCACTGAACGTAATAGTGCCCGACGCATTATCGAATATCGAGAAAGTATCGGCGTAAATACCATCTTCAGTGTTGTTTGAAATGGTGGCTGTGCGCATTTCCAAATACGCGTGCTTGATTAGGCGAACGCCAGAAACGCAGTTATTCAGAACAATATTGTCATTGCACACCGCCTTCGAGCCATCACGCATCAGGATTCCGGTTTCCAGGGTCCCGGTAATTGTGATGGGGTTGACTCCATCCCCGATTGAGCCTTGCGCAAGCCGGTAGTAGCGCATCCCATAGACCGAGCCAGAGCCCATGGTGCAGCGTCCAATGACAACCATCTCGCCGCCTTCGGCGCAGTTGAAGTCACCAAATCGGTTGTTCACTGCTACGCAGGTATCGATCACGCCTTCGGTTCCGTTCTGGAAAACGATTCCGCTTGATCCAGTTGCCTGCCTGAAGTTGCGCACATCCAGGTATTTCGTTCGAACACGGTTACAGAAGTTGAAGTTCAGCCCGTGCAGAGTGGTGGCACTCGAGCCGTTTATCACGGTGATCGGCACGCCTCCGCTCAACTTGCCTTCGATGACAAGCTCGGTCATTGACATCACACCGTCAAGAATCCCGCCTTCCGTCAGGGTCGAGCCGTCGATGTCGATATAGAACTGCGATGCGCTGCGCCCCGAATAGCGCTTGAAGACGTCCAGAGCGCGCTGGATGGTTCTGATTGGACGAATTGCCGCCAGACCATCGTTCGCATCATTGCCGCTGGCAGACACGTAGATGCGGTTGATCTGACTGCCGGTGGCTTCCGCATAGAAAAATGCATCACCGACCTTTATACGGCCAGGACCGTAAATCTCAATGTCGTGAAGAAAAGGAATACTGCTGGTTGAGATGTAGTCGCCGTGTGGGATGAACAGAGAGGAACTGCTTTCCTTAGCGGCGAGGACTGCTTCCTCTATTCCAGACTGGTTTGAAGTACCTGATGGGTTACCTGTATAAGCCCTAAGACTGATAATCGAAAGCTCTTGCCTGAGGATGGCATCACCAACCGATACAAATTTTTCGGACTCGGCAGCCCAATCACCAGTTGTTGTGTATGGGAGATTAAGCGATGCCGATGCCCGAAAAAGCTCTCCATCCTTGCGGAAAATCTGGTTTCGCCCAACCAGCACTACGCCTGCAGCATAATCCCCGATATCTTCGTAACCCGAATTAAGCAGAAACTGCTGGAACATCTCATCCCTGTCGGACTGGGAGCTGGAAAAGTCAGCTTCCATCCCGGAAATAGACTTTCTTTGACGACCGGTGCGATCCGGATAGGATGGACCTTCGGCATTTGCGAAAAGATCGATGTTACCAGCGTTATCGTGCAGGTCACGCGGATCGCTCGATCCATCGGGTTCGACTGGGTTTCCAGTGTTGTAGCGCATAGATTCTCCGGGCATAAAAAAGCCCGCTCAGTGGCGGGCATGCTCGATTAGGGTCCGGTCAGGCCGGCGGGAATTGATCGTCGTAGGTGTAAACACGGGCGTCGTAGGGCATGCCCTTCATCGCGACGTTGCCGTTGGCTGGGTCTGAGCTGGTGATCAGGGTCGGGTAGGCCCAGCGTGCTGCGGGACCGAACAGGATGTGCGGCGGCTCCAGTGGTCCGTAGACCTCCGGCGTGAAGTCCAGCGCATCGACCCGCACCGTGTACTGATCCACCTGCGTGGCAGTCCATGGCCCGGAAAGAGTTCCGTTCAGTCTGCGCACGCCGATCCTATGCTCGCCGCCGGCGCTGAAGTCCAGCGGCTCGGACGAAGTCAACAGCGTTCCCGATCCAGTAACCTCGAAGGCCAGCAGAATCGCGCTCTGGCACCGTTTTGGCGCGTCATCCGCAACGGCCGCAAAGCTCAAGTAGCCGCTGTTGCTGCCATCCATCTCGGTTTCCCAGGTGTAGATATCGGTCCTGAACTTTTGGTGGCCACGCCGGCGCATGCCGACCCGCCAGGCTCTGGTCCTGTCGCTGACTCCCGGCATCTTGATCTTTTCGACCTTAGTGCCAAGGTCACCAGGCCAGCGGCACTCGACCGTTTCCCACGCCCAGGTGGTGCGTGAGAAGAACTCCATATCCACGCCGTCGAAGTCGTTGATCGAAGGCATAGCGCCGCTGATCTTCAGCATCTTGGTCATATTCTGCGGCGAGTAAGTCTGAGTCTTCGGGCCGTAGGTCACGTCGAACGCAGCCCTGGCGCTGTCACGAACCGGGCGCAGCAGGCCACGGAAGGTCACCAGCTCACCGAAGCTGCACGCCAAGGCGTTGTTGATCATGTCTTTGACCGTGATCGTCGACTCCAGCGTCTCGTCGTAGGTATCGCCGCGGGCAACGCAAGTGTTGTGGAAGGCCTGCCACTCAGGCAGATCCAGGTCGTCTTCCGTATATCCGCGCTGTTTCAGCTGGTAGATGCACCATGGCACGATGTCGCGGCTTGGCCCGGTACCGCCCTCCATAAGCGGCAGGATGCGGGTTGCCTCTACGCTGACCTGACTCTCCGATTGCGCAGAAAGCCGGTCACCGCCACGGATGTTGCAGGTGATAACCGTCAGGCCCGGGTAGCTGGTGGGCGAGTTCTGCATCCGCCCGCGCAGGTCCGTCCATGTTGCGTCATCACGCGCTTCATCGTTGATACGGCCGGGACGATCCACGTACTGCTTGCGGATACGGGCCTCGGCACGCATTGCGTATGGCAGCGATACGCGCTCAGTGAAGCCCTGGGCATCAAGCGACCCACCCACGTTCATGTACTGGAGCTGGGTCCAGGCTCCGGACACGTCCATGTCGCGATACTCGAACACGTAGTAGGTCGGAATATCGTAGATCTGCCCCTCGCGTCCTATGCCGCACAGGCCATTGGCGTAGGTTACGGTCCACTCCAGTTCGATGACCTTCTCGTTGTCCGGGCAGCAGGAGAACGGCCCTCGGTAACCGCCTTGCAGATTCGAGGCGTCCAGCGTTATGAGGCCGTTCACCGTCTGCATGGAATTGAAGCCAGGCCAGTCCTCATCGGCCGATCCAGACGAGGTCAGTCGTTCCACCTCAATCAGGCTCGTGCTGAAGGCCGTGATCCGGTAGCGGAGGCCGCGCGGGCCGATAGTTGCCAGACCTTGGCCCAACGCAAGGCCGACCACCGGCTCGCCACCGTCGTAGTTCAGCGTCATCTCAGCCGGCTGCGCAGGCGTGCCGCCGGTAGTGGCTGTGCCTGTGACACCTACTGGCGCAGAGCCCAACACTACCGAAGCGCCGGACGCCGTGATGGGCATGCCGAAGAACGGAGTCAGTTCTACGAAGCGAATCACGCCTGAGGACTGCTCGGCCTTGATAGGCACGCCAGTCAGTTGCACATTCAGAGCCGAGACCAGACCGGCAATGTCTGTTGTCGCGGAGTTCAGGGCTACTGGGTATGCCGTTCCTGCGTGCGAAATTGTGAAGCCGAGCGGCGTCACGTCAAAATCGTACCGGCTTGGCGCTGCGGACCCTGTCAGCGTAGAAGCTGACCCTGGATCAGCCGGAACTGCTGGCACTGCTGGCGTGAAGCTGTGCACCACGTACATCCCGGCATTTGCTCCAGCCACTTCGATCAGCATACCCGAGCTTGGATTCAGCATTTCCAGCGGACCGCGGATGATGTCACGGTCAGCGCCTCCGTCGACTACCTCATAGCTGTACGGAGCCAAAGCCCGAATAATGATCCCGCTGGACCAGTCCTCCGGGAATTGGCCGGCACCGGCCGGAACGCTGATCGTATCGCCGACGAACTGATACGCGGAAGCCGTGGCCGACCTGGTTAGTTCGGTGGCCATCGTCAGCTCAAGTCCAGCGGAACCACTTGAACTTGCCCCAACCTCCGGCGCGTTGAACCAGTTGATGTGGGCAGGATCGGCTGAAAGGTCCGCACCTGGTGGGTAGATCGTGAAGGTGGCGTCTGAACCCAGAGAAATCAGCGGCGTTTCTCCCACCTTGACCTTGGCGAGCGGTACTTCGTACTGCCCCTCCCCTATGTACAGCAGCATCTCAACACGCTGGTCCCTGGGCGCCAGGAACGCCCGACGAGGCTGGGCAAGGTAGGACCCATAGACGCGCTGGTGGCCCGCAATCTGCCTTACCGGGTCGCCTAGCTTGACCTTGTTGCCCTTGGCGCTGGCTTCGGTCAGGGGGTCGCCCTGCTGAGTGCCAGCGCTGGATGGCATGCCGGGCATCTTGGGCATGATCGACTTCAGCACCGCCTTGGCACCCTTGAACAGGGCGAAGGTGATAGAGAATGGATCGGTGCCCTTGGGCTCACGGTAGATCTGTAGAAGGTCGGATGGCTTGAATTGGACCTTGTTCCACAGGTGCTGCTCGATCACCTCATCATTGAGGACAACGCTGATTGGCGGGCTTTCCCGGCGTTCGTAGGACGGGGCCAGGGATTTCAGCCACGCCTCGATGGTCATGCGGCGGTCGGTCTTCCAGGTGCCGAGAGGCGCCGTATCACTCAGCTTGTTCGGGTAGAACTCGATCACGGTAATAGACCACCTTGGGATGAGCGGCTTCGAACTCGCCGGTTGTCCGGAGGCAGGCGCCGCCGGGGTTTGTGTCCAGCACCTTCAGGCGCCCTTCGCTCTTCACCACCACCCCGACATGCAGGCAGAGCGAACCGCGGAACACGGCAGCAATGGCTCCTGGCTCCGGGGCGCACTCTTCCATTCCCTGGCGCAGGTCGCGATAGGCGGCGGTATTTGCCCTGAGCTTGTCCTTGCCCACGGCGCCGAGGCTGGGCAGCAGCGGCAGGCCGAACACCTCGTGGCGCACCGCGATGCACAGCCCCCAGCAATCGAAGGCAATAGGTCCCCGTGCCCCCTCGCGATACGGGGCGCGCATGAATTTCTCGATCATGGTTAGAGGTACTTCAGGCCAGGTGCCAAGGTCGTGGTCAGCACGGTGCGCAGACCGTTGGTGTTGAGCAGGTCGAAGAAGCCGGCGGTGAGCTTGGCGACATCGTCCTCATACTCCCGGCTGAGCAGCGTCATGCGGTACCGCTCTTGCGGGAACGTCAGGTCTTCGGCCAGGTAGCGACGAAAAGTGATGATGAAGCGGTCGTTGGCCGCCTTGGCCTCCTCCACGACCTCCTGCACTTCGCCGGTCACGTTGTCCAGGCCGAGCACCAGGTTCTGGAACGCGCTGTTGTCGTTCTTGGGCAGGGCCAGGTCCATGGCCATCGCGATGAAGGTCAGCGTGCGGCCGTCCTCGGTGGTGCACACCCGGTCTTCCCATCCCGAGCAGTACAGGTGGGAGACGGTGCCGCCCTCCTTCCTGGCCTCGATGGTGTCGACCAGCTCGCCCCTGCCCGAGGCATAGCACTCCTCGATCAGGCTCATGCTTCAGGCCACTCCCTGTTCGCCGCCACATCGATGACGTTCTTGTTGAACCAGTACTCAGGGAACTGCTCCCAGCCTTCAGGGATCATCGGGCGCTGTTTGAGCTCGGCGCTGATGGAATACCGCCAGCGCTTGACCTGAGTGAGTTCAACCTTCCCGTAGATACCGATGAAGTGAATTTGGTAGGTGGTGAAGCCGGCGGGCAACTGGAGCGGCATCTCGAACCATTCCAGTCCATCATTCAGCGTTCGCGCATACCACGCCTCGAAGAATGCCGCCTCATCCTCTTCAAACACGAAGTTGAACGTCAGCTCAGACGGAACATAGCTACGCACCTTCCGGTACCGGCGGCGCCCGGTGACCATCGGCGTCGAGCGCATCGGGTCAACCGTGGTGTAGCCATAGCCATCCTGCAGCGGAAGTGGCAATTCTGCCGGGTATTGAATCATTGCCGTTCCTCAGCTGAGGTTTGCGTTTAGGTGAGAGGGCTGAGGCCCAGCGCTTCCTCAATGCGGGCGAGTCGCCGTTGCAGCAGGAGCTCTTTCTCATCAGGCGGCACAACGGGTTCGGGCACAGTTGCGCCCGCCCCGATGTCGGCCTCTTCGGTTTCGGTGGTCATGGGATCTACCTACGTTGGGTTGCGCGAAAGCCCGTAGGCCGCCTCGATGGCCTGCGCCCGCTCGCCCCCGCCCCAGATGTCCGCCACGAAGGCGTCAATCTGCAGCTGGCCGTCGTCACCGGTGCGCTGATCAACAGTGCCGGCGCGGGACCGGTCTTCGATGAGGTTCACCGTGACGTTCGGTTGAGGCGCCGCCGCTACTACAGCCTGGCTGCTGCTGGGCTGCGCCGAAGCGCCCGCACCCGATCCGCCAGCCACCGATACCCTCTCATTCGAGTTGATCGCCTCAAGCAGCGCACGGTTGCGCTTGGTGGCCGAGGCATTCACAACGAACTCGCCGTCGCTCAGCCGGGCCATGATGCTGTCGGAAGTGCCGGTACCGGCTCCGGACACGTAACCGCCAGTGGCGAAGCCCGGGAGGCTTACCGAGCGGATCGATGCAACCTGGGCCATCTGAGCAGTGAGCGCAGCGCCTGCGGCCGCAATACCGAGCGCAGGGCCGACAATTGGGATGCCAGCCATTGCTGAGTAGGCATCACTCGCTGTTTTCGGGGCATTGATCAAGGCCTGAGCGATTGCCACGGCCTTCGAGACAGCAAACATCGCCTTGTAGGCAGAAGACTGCTCGCCAGCAAATGTTCCAACAACACTGGTCAGGTCGCTGAACATGTCCTGAGCGATGGCGATTCTAGTCATGCTCATTGCCTGCTCGTTCCTCATGGTATCGGCGGCACGCTGTTGCTCGAGCTGACGAATTGTCTCGTCATATTGAGCAGCATTCTCCACCTCAAGCTCGCGGTACTGCTGGTACATCGCTATCCGCTGGTCATACCACGCCTGGAGCTGAGCATTCTCCTCGGCCATGCGTGTCAGCTCTGAGCTAGGCCCGCCGACCTCTGCCGAAATCACAGAGGCATTCGGCTTTCCACTAAAGATCTGACCCTTGATCGATGAGTCGATACCCGCCCTGGCGATGTTGCCCGCAGGCCCCTGGATTCCAGTTGCGGCCGCTTTCTGCGCGTAGAGCTCTGCTAGGCTTTGACCTTTGACGTACTCTTCGTTGATCTGCTTCAGCCTGGCCAGGTGCTGATCCTGCCCCTGAACAATGGACGCATAGTTAATGGATGCCTGCGCCAATGCTTTGCTGTACTCACTCTGGCTGATTGCGCCACGGTCGAGTGCAAATTGGAGCTGTTGCTGCTCTCTGGTGAGGGAGCGCACCGCTTGAGCAGCCGGGTCGTATTGCCCATACAGCTTGGCGAACAACCCCAGCGCCTCGGATAGGCCTTTCTTGGACTCAGCGGTAGCTTTTGCGTTTGCCGAACCGAGATCCTTAGCCGCCTTTTCTGCGGCAGCTTTCCGGTCTTTTTCCTCGGCGTACTGCAGCAGCAGCTTTTCCTGCTCCGGCAGAAGCTTGCCTAGCTCTCCAGTTTCAATGGCATACCTTACCTTGGCTGCCTCTGTGTTTTCCCCTTGTAGGGCGGCCTGCCTCTTCAGGCTGACCAGCATTTTTTCGTATTCAGCGTTAACGACTGTGGCCGGCTCTTCGCCTTTTGGCTTCTGTGCACCAGTCCCGGCTGCTGCTGACTCCATCTTGCTTACGATCGCTCTGATCGCAGTGGACTTTCCCTCAAGCTCTTTGATCTCGGCATCAATCTCTGCGCGGTCGTAAAACTTGAACTTGAAGAAAACCGTATCAGCAGGATCATCCTTTGCGAGCTTTGACCTTGCGTTCTGCAGGTCACGAATCCCGGACATGGTCACGCTGAGCTCGTTATTCAGCCCGGCGACGGTCTGCTTATCCTTACGGAAGAAATCCAGGAACTCACCAGAGTTGAATCCATCCATGGCCCGGGCAAGTGCTGCGATTCCACTGGCGAGCCTGCTACTAGCCCCAGTCGCCTCGTCAAGCCTGCCAACCGTGCTAATCAAGGCGTTATTGAAGGATGTGATCGCTTGGCTGACGGTAAGGGTCATTGCCGAACTTAGCTCTTCGACCTTGTCTTTCTGGTTTTGGAGGGCCTGAACCACCGCTTCGGATGTCAGCTTGCCTTCTGCGCCCATTGCCCTTAGTTGGCCGATCGTTACTCCAAGGCCGCGAGCGATCGCTTGGGCCAAAGCCGGCGTTTGCTCCATGATCGAGTTCAATTCGTCGCCACGCAGCGTGCCAGACGCCAACGCCTGGCCAAACTGAACCATGGCAGCATCGGCAGCCTGAGCACTGGCGCCGCTGAGCGCTACTGTTTTCGCCACCGTCTCGGTTACGCTGGCTACATCAGAGAAGTCGAGACCAAGCTGTCGTGCATTCTGCGCAACACGCTGATAGACCTGGGCAGTAACCTCGAGCGACTGCCGTGAATTCTGAGCGACCTGGTAAACCGACTCCTGGGCGAACGCCAGCTGCTCTGCGCTTTCAGTTACCAATCGCAGACGGTTTGTCAGGTTTACGTACTGCTCAGCAGCGGCTGCAATCTTCGCAACACTGAATGCCGCCGCAATTGGTCCGGCCAGCCCGGTGACTGCCGAAGCAAGTCGGTCTGTCTGGCCTTCCAGAGTTCTGACTTTAGAGGCGCTTGTTGACGCCTGATTGCCCATCTCACGGATACCGGCCTCGACCCTATCCATCGCCGGGTCAACACGGTTGCCGGCTGACTCCAAGGCACTCAAGTCCTTGGTCATCGCTCGGGTGTCACGCTGAGCACCTCTGGAGTCGATCGTAACCGCCAGGCGAGACTCTTGGTTCATACAAACTCCGGGCACAAAAAAGCCCGCACTTGGCGGGCTTCGGTTGAATTTCTGCTCAGTCTGCGACCGGCTCTAGGTCTGAGGAACAGTGCTTGCACTTGATGGCTTCTCGCTGAACCACCTCGGCGCAGTAAGGGCACTTCCTATAGCTGGCGGATGACCCAAACTTTTTGGCAATTTCTATGCTTTTTGCGTCATCAACGCCGACTGGATTTACCAGCCAGATGGCAATCAGGGCAAAGATTGAGAACAGGAATCCAAGCACGAACCATGCGCCGGTGCTGCGTCCTTTCTGCTTGGCGAAGTACGCTGTCACAGCGGCGACCGCCAGCCAAACAATCAAAATCTCCATGAGCCCCTCCTGAGTCGATGGCTAAATTTACCACCCACTCGTGACCTGGCGCTATCAGCGCGGCTTTTGAGTTCTTGATTTTTCAGTCTGGCTTTCCTGCTCCTGGCTCCAACGCCTCCTGAACTCCTCGTCGAGAGCAAATATTGCGCCGTCAAACTCTTCGCGGCATATCACCGATGGGTAGCGGTCGAGGTATTCAGCAATCGCGGCTGGCGCAATTGGGGCTGGAGCACCGACCATGCCGACGTACTGGCGTGATTTTCCAATGTGCCCATAGGCCTCAAGTATCTCAGCAACCACGCCGTCGATCAGCGGTGCCTCCTGGGCACTCAGCCCGAGGCGCTCATGCTTCCAGCGCTTCTTCTCGTTCTCCGGCCCGGCCCAGTCCCTACCCCAGCGATATGCCGCTACTGCTTTACCGCTGTTTCTGCTGCCCGCTCCTTGGCCCTGGTCATGATGTCCAGTGCAGCCCGGACAACAATCCAGTAAACGTCAGGCATCATCTTGAGCAGTTCGACGCCGAGCTTTGGACAGTACTGGGCCGGGACGCCAGGGTTATCAGCAACGTCCACACCCTGCCAGTCCTTGATCAAGTGGCGCGCTGCCAATTCAAAGTACAGGTCATCGCCCGATTCGATCTCGACCTCCGCCACCGCATCCAGGCTGAAGTCTTTGGTTCCCGCTTTGGTCTGAAGGTCGATGGAATCCAGATGACGCTGAATGATGGCCTTGTGCGACTTGAACATCGGATTACCGAAGGATGCTACAAGCAGTTTTGCACCTGGCGCAAAGTCGACCCAGCGCTGACCCTCGATATCCAGTTCAGGCTTCTTGATGGTGATGCCCATGGTATTCCTCTGCGGTAAAAGGCCCGACGCACACCGCAGGGCGCGCCGGGCAAAGGGTTAAGCGGTGACGGTGACAGCGCAGGTGTCGGTCTTGGTGCCGTCTGCGGCGCTGGTCGCGGTGATGGTGGCGGTGCCGGCAGCCAGACCGGTTACCAGGCCGGTCGCGCTCACGCTGGCGATGGTCGGGGCCGAAGTGGTCCAGGTGACCAGCTGGCTTGCGCCTACCGGGGTGACCACGGCTTCGAGGTCTGCGGTTTCGTCCACCGCCAGGCTCAGGGTGGCCGGGGTTACTTCCACCGCAGCAACGACGATTGGCGCCGGCACGCGGGTAATGGTCGGCGGCACGCGGCGGGCGGTGTAGTTCAGTTCCACCTGGACGATGTCGGTGGCCCCACCGTCCGGCCAATCGCCGCTTACTTCCATCTCGGGGATGAGGAAGGTGTATCCGCCATCTGCGTTGCTGAGGGTGAACTCGAAGCTGAGCGAGTCGCCGGTCTGCTGCGCCTTCCAGTACTGGTAGGCGGTCTTGGACCAGCTAAGAGTGATCGAGCCGCCAGGCACGAAGGTTGTCTGGATGATGTTGCCGGCGAACGGGTTGCCGTTGCCGATGCAGCGCTGGGTCTGCGAGTTGTTGGCGAACTGCAGGTTGAAGGTGTCAACGCACGCGTTGTCGTCACCCAGCTGGACGCCGTTGATCTTCAGCCCGGTCACATCCTTAAAGCCGTAGCGCCGCTGGTTGGCCTCGGGCGCAGGGCTGACGATGAAGGAAGTGTTGTCGGCCTTGTCCTGCCACGAGGTGGCCATGAACGTGGTGGTGACGCTGATCTCGTTGTCGTTCGGGACCTCGATGTTGATCGTATCAACCTGGGCGCCGCGGGCGATGCCAGCGATACCGACGTCAGCGTCATAGGCGGCGATGGAGAACGAGATACGCTCGTTACCCATGGTCAGGGTATTACCGGACCAGTTCGCGCCGAAGCAGGAGGCCAGGAACTCGTCCAGGGCTCCGTAGCGGAACTTGGTCTCGATATCGCCGCCGACATCCACGGTCGTCTGGGCGGTACCCTGCGACATCCGGCTTTCGCCGATCTCGTTGTTCTCTTCGGTGTTGTAGGTAGGCACCAGGCCGAAGCTGACGCGGGTCAGTACGTTCCATGGGCCTGGCGGGGTGACCCCGGGGGTGACTTCACGAATCCACGCGGTAGAGCGCTTTGCACCACTGGACATGGGATGTATCTCCTATCGATAGGCGTAAAAAAACCGCCATGTGGCGGTGCAAGTAGGGGGCTCAGTAGGCCCGGTATGGCACGCTGACGTTGACCTGGTACCAGCCGTGGCCGTCATCGCCGATCGTGCTGGCCGAGGCCGCGTAGCACTCAAACGGCCCGGTCGGGTCGCTGTAGAACTGGAAGTGGTCGACTAGCGTGTCTGCGGCCTTGGTGATGGCCAGGGTGCCCTTGTAGCTGGGCACGAACAGCTGAACCATGATGATGCCGGTCCGCCGAACGCATGGGCCGATACCAACTTCTGGCGTGCTGCTCAAGCCGGGAACATCGGCCAGCCGAGCCCAGATGGCGCGCCCGGCCGGATTGAATGGCTTTGGCGGATTCGGGTAATCGACGGCGTCTGCGGGGATTCCGGCCCACTGCTGCATGCGGCCGATGACAATGGCGCGGATCTGTTCAAAGGTCATGAGTAGGCCTGCGATACGCCGTTGAAGGACACTGCATAGATACCGCCAGGCGCCTGGGTCGAATGACCATCCTCAAGCTTTTCGGCATAAGGCAAGTTTGTCTGGATGTAAATGACCGTGAAGGGCTCTAGGCCTGAAAGCTGCCGCTGCCCTTCTGCGATTGTTTCTGCTCCGACCTTGTCAATTTTGTTCGTCTGCGTGTAAACGGGACTGCCAATGCTGACAATGTGGCTTCCCCTGAATCTCCCGCCGGAGTAACCAGGGGGCGGGGGATTTTTCCATAGATCAGGGTTACCGACCGGAGAGCGCAACACGATCTCGCCAAGCATTGCCATGGCTATCGCCCTGGAGCGCTGAGTGAGCGCATCTTCCACCACCCCAGCAAATGCGCTTGGTGGCGTGCTCCAACCTCTTCCCCTGGCCATGGTCACTTCCTCAGCTGGATCTCGTAGTGGGCCTTGGCCGGGTCAATGCCTGGGCTGACGATGTGGTATTTCACAGGCTCGCCCGTGATCAGGTCGTTGGCGGTGATTTCGTGGCCAACAGCCGGCTTGTCGGTGACCTCGTTGGCCAGCGCTATCAGCAGCACATCGCCCACCAGGATGTTCAGACCGTCGATGCGCCGGCTGTCGTAGCTGTCGAGCACTCCGCGCCCTGTGTAGTTCACCGGCTGGGCCGTGGTGGTCTCGCTGACCGGATCCCAGACGCCGGGCCCCATGTAGGTGCCGGTGAACTCGGACACGGCATCAGCTAGGTCATCGTCGAAGGCCTCGGCCAGATCGGCCTGAATGTCGTCGCGTAGGCCCATGCCCTACCCCCTCGACACGCGGAAGGCGAATGGATTGCTGCGCCATGGCGTGAGCAGGGCCAGAGCCAGCTGCACGCAGGCCGGCTGTGCGGCCGTGCTGGTCTTGTCGATCGAGCCGAAGGTCTTGCTGGTGGATACCGAGCCAGCCTTGACCGTTTTGGCCTCAAGCGAGCCCTCAGTCTGCTGCACGTACAGCTTTCCTTGGGAAGCGCACTTAGCCAGCCTGGCGCCGGCTTGCTTCACGTCGCCCGGGATGTCGTCCATGTCGATGCCGACCAGGTTGAGCGACGTCAGGTAGGCATTCGCCTCGAAGACCGCTTCTTCCTTGTCGGCGTCGGGAGCCCAGGCAGCCCCGAGGATGCTATCCACGTCGGCCACGGTGATGTAGGTAGCCATCAGGCCTCCGCTGAAATGAGTGGGGCCGAAGCCCCGGGATTACTGCTGGCCGAGCTCGGCTACCTGCTTCTGCAGCGACTCTTTCGAGGCGTTGGCGCGGTAGGTGACACCGGCCTTGTCCAGCGCAGCCTTCAAAGCCTCGACCTCGGGATCGGCAGCCGCAGCCTTGAGGGCTTCGATCTGCTTGATCAGCTCGGCCTTCTCTTGCTCCAGCGCGATGACCTTCTGCACTTCACCGTCGCGCTCACGTTGCAGGCTGGAGACCCCGGCATTAACTGCTTCGAACACTTCGAAGAGGCGCGATGCGGTTTTGCCCAGGTCGCCCTCCGGGCGCTCAAGGCTCTGGACGGCGAACGATTCGACGATCACGCCGATGGATTCCAGCTCAGCGGTCAAGAGGTCGAAATGGTCCGGGCTCAGGCCGCCAGCCTCGACAACCACAGCCGAAACCAGCAGTTCCGGGCGGATGGTCACCTCGGGAACATCCTTTGCCTCACCCTTACGACTCGAAGCAGAGTTGGCATCGACGATGACCAGTCCGTGCTCCTTGGCCAGAGCCTTGATGTCTTCCTGGTACTGGTGGAACGGGCCGGCCAGATACCAGATGTTGTTCTTGCTCATGCGCAGATCCTCAGCAGGCCAGGCCAAAGGCCCAGCCCGCCACCAGTGGTTACTTGGAGGCATCACCAATCAGAGCCACACCGGCGGTGTGCTTGATGCTGGTAGCGGTCTTGTCCCAGTTGGTGCCGGTGGCGATCTCGGCATCGGTCGGGGACTTGCCGCCGTTGACGGTGTCCCAGGTGTAACCCTTGAGGCCAACGCCGAAGGTGTAATCCACCTGCAGAGTGGTCTCGATGCGCTCCTTGCCGTTGGTGGTGCTGACGTTGCTGATCAGATCGCGACCGTCGTGCACCAGAGCAGCGCCCTGAGCCAGGGAGAGGATGATTTCCTTGTTCGGGGTGCCGGTCTGCATCAGCGCCGGGGCATCGGTGACCACCGAGACTTTGCCCAGGATGTCGACAACGAGAACATTGCCGGCCTGGAACAGTTGCTCGGAGTTGGCCAGGGCCTGACCGATTAGCTTGTGGTAGGTGGTGCCCTGCATGACCTGGGTGATCAGGTTCTGGCTGGCATCGCCGAACTTGGCGTGAGCGTTGTTCAGGGCGGCCTGCGAGATACCGGCGGTTGCCGACACGTCGTTGACGGCCGAGGCTTGGGCGGTAATCGCGGCGACCAGGGCGGCGATGGCGGTGTTCAGCTGGTCCTTCAGCAGGATCTCAGCGAACGCGCGGGACGCGACCTCGATGCCTTGGGCGGTCGGGCGCTCCAGCCAGGTCATCTGCGAAGGCTCGTAGCGAACCGGGCCGAAGCCGCCAGCGACCTTCACCGAGGAGTTTTTCAGTTCGGTCAGGTCGGTGATCGGCGCAGCACCGTTGGCGGCGTAGCGATCCACGCGGCGCTGAGCAGCGGCCAGGGTCTGGAAGAACGACTCTTGAAGGAAGTCGCCGGTGAAGCCATCCGGGGACAGCACGATGGCGCCGCGGCTGGCGGCGTTGAACGCAACGAGCATCTGATCCAGCGTCTCGATGGTCGCCGGCATGATGTACTCGTTGAAAACCTGCATTTGCGACAGGGACATAGGTGTTTTTCCTTACGATTGAGGGAGGTCTGGGAACCGGCTGGCGATTGCCGCCGTGCGTTCCGCTTTGTTACCGCCGAAATTGCCTTTTGCGGCCCCGCCGCCCTTTCCAGCACCCCCGGCCCCGCCGCCAGATGCCTTGCTACCAGCGATCAGCGGGCCGAAGGCCGGATCGTTGGTGAATTCTGCTTTCAGCTCATCCAGCGTTGCCGCCGAGAGCTTGCCGGCAGCGTCCAGCACGACAACGGTTGGTTTACCGTCGCGCTGCTCGACGCTCAGCCGGCGTTCGATGTGGGGAAGCAATGCCTTGGCGCTGCCTGGCACGGCCAGAGCAGTCGCGATCTCGGTTGCGGTGCGGCCTACGGTCAGATCCCGGATCTGGCCTTGCAGGGTGGCGCGCTCGCTTTCGAGGGTGTCGGTCAACTCAGCTTCGCGGCGGTTGTACTTCTCGGACCAGGACTTTTCGAGCTCCTCGACGTTGCCCGACTTGCGGGCAGCCTCTTCGGCCTCGGCGCGCGCCTTTTCTTCGGCCTCTCGGCGGGCTTTCTCGGCGGCCTTCTTCTCGCCCAGGAGCTCCTCCACCTTGGCCTTCAGGCCGGTGACATCCTCCTGCTGCGGCAGACCATCGATGCCAAGGACGAACTTGCCGTCCTTCTCGACGTACAGGGCTGCTACCGATTCTTCGACGCCTTCGAGGCTGTCCAGTTGGAATTTCAAGGTCATTGCTGTCTCCCTGAGACTTGTGCAGGCCCTGCCTGCGGGGCATAAAAAAGCCCCGCACTAGGCGGGGCTGTTTGTAAGGACTCATTCAGTTGAGTTTTAGAAGTGATAGAGGCTCAAATTTGGCGATAGCCTTGCTAAGGCTTAAGGCTCCCCGCTCAACAAAGTAGAGTTCAAGACCAAAAATTCCCTCACCCTCAAAAGCGATCATGAAGCCGTATTTTTCGGCGATATCACGCGCGACTGCAGGATGTTGCTCCAGCGCACCTGGGAGAGGAAGGCCGTAAACCTGTACGTGCGGGCCAATTCTAGACGGCCTTCCCTTTGCCCCAAGTACGGTAAGAGCCGCTTTCACAAAATAACCGCTCCAGACGTCAGCCATGGCATCGCGCAGAGATGCGCTCTCATCTGGAGTGAACCACCGATCTTCAATTAGGCAATACGGCCGAACAGTGTTGATCAGCTGATCCCCAATCACCTTTTTCTCTTCAGTCATTTTGTGGCTCCCATGATTAAAGAGGCATACATATCCCTTACAGCCATGGGGCGCAATATCAATGTGCCAATAGTCGTTCGAATGCCATCGGCTCGCGCTCGCGCAACTGCTTGAGGGTCAGGGTACGGCCGTCGTCATCTACAAATCGGTCGATGGTGAGCTGACCCTTGCTGAACAGCTTGTAGCGAGCCGGGCCGAGCACATCCTCTTGGAACGCTGCCGGCTGCCGTGCGAGCCATTCGCCGTAGGTAGTCTTGCTGCTGACCTGTTCGGCGCCGTCAGGGCCTACCGCTGGGCGAGTCGATCCGGGGATATCCCGGGCAAACTCGTCCTTGAGCACCGGTATCTCAGTGGTCCGGCAGTTCCAGTGAAATGGCGGTGACGGAGCGGACATGGGCACCACCGTGCCGTCCAAGGCCCGGCATAGTGGCGTGGTCCTGCCATCCAGCGTGGCAACCCGGCGCTTTCCCTTCAGGATGTCGTCGTTGTCGGCCATGACCTGCGACCTCGCCGAACTGGCGATATGGTTGGTCATGGTCCGCACCAGTGCCCCGGCCTGGTCGCGCTGCTGCACGCCGAGCGAGGTGAGCCGGCGGGTGATCTGACTTGCCGTCTCGCCCAGCGCCGAGCCCATGCGAATCTCGCTGATGATCTCGGCGCTCTTCTTGGTGCCGTACTGGTCGAGCGCACCGACGATGCTGATGCGCTGCCGGCCCTTGCCGACCTCCAGGTCGAGCGGATCGGCCAGCGCGGCGGCGGCCACCTGTTCAATGCTGGGCCTGTTCAACTGCACGACCGTCTTCACGACCTTACCCAGCAGGGTCATGTTGAACTCGGCCTCATACCCGGCGAATTCCGTCAGATCGAGCACGGCCTGCTGCTTCATCTCGCCGTATACGCCCGCCAGCTCGCCCTGTAGCTCCTGAATCTGCTTCTCGTACCGTTGGGTGCCGTAACGGCTCAATCCCTCTGATACGCGCGATTTGGCGGTGCTGATGGCCTTCGTGATGAACTTAGCCAGGCGCTTGAGGCTTCCCCCGGCGTAGCGCTGCACGTACACCTGGTGGCGAGTCGCTGCGTCCGACAGGTAGCCGTCACTGCTCATCCTCGCCGCCTCCGGTGTCGTTGCCGGTCACCGGCGGCTGCTGGGCCAGTTCATCGTCGATCAACTCGTCGGTACGGTCGGCCTCAAGCACACCGCCCTGGCGCAGGTTGGTGCGCAGGTCGGACTTCGCGATGATGCCCTGCTGCCACAACTGGACCTGGGCAAGGATGTCCTGGGCGGTCATCGTCTCGTCGAAGAACGACTGGTTGAGCCAGAAGACCGTCCCGTCCTCGTCCGGCTCGTCCATCATGAAGCGCTCGGCGTCGAGGATGGCCCGTTTCAGGGCCTCGGACACGTTGCCGGCGATGGTGCCCAGCACGCTGTTGTCCGAGCTGTAGCGAATGCGAACGGCCTCTGCTGTCTCGGCACCGCCCGCCTTCTGGACGATGCGTGCGCCGATCATCAGCATCTGCTCTTCCTTGTCCTTCATCAGCGTGCGAGAGAGCTGGCTCTCGTCCGCCTGGACAAGCTTTGCGTCACCGGACTTGCCGAGGTTGAACCCGCGGGTAGAGCCGATGTGGATACCGTTGGGGTTCAGCTTGGCGAAATCGTCCGCGCTGATGTCGGTGGTGATGAACAGAGTTGGCTGGCTGCTGATGAAGCCGCTCTCCTCCACCGTGGCGCTGTTGCCGTAGTGCAGGATGTTCACGTCAGCCAGGTCTTCAAGAGGCGACTTGTCGACGCTGGCGTCGTTGTTCTGGGCGCCGTAAAAGCTGAACAGGATGTGGTCGAAGGGGCGACCATTCTTGTCGAGCGGCGCGACCTCGCTGTAGCTGTTGCCGTCTTCGGCATAGACGCGCTGCACATAGCGGCCATCAACCAGCAGCAACACGCGGTATTGGGTGCTCGTTGTGCGCTCCAGGCTGTCCGGGCTGAACACGGACACGCACTCCAGCAGGCAGACATAGACCAGGCGCTTCACGCCATCGACCACCTGCTCATCCCAGTCGATGATCGACTCGGCGCCGTAGTGGTGAATCAGCGCGCTGCGGCCCTGCATGTCAGCCATCGAGGACACGCCCTCAACTGCAGGGAAGTCCACGAGGAACCCGCCGCGACCGGCGTCCAGGCATTCACCCACGGCATCCTTGGACAGCTGCTCCAGGCTCGTGCCGTCGCCGCTGGCGTTTTCCTTGAGGTACTCGACCCCGGCGGGAAGCTCCAGCTCGGCTGTCTTGCGGAAGACGGCGCCCAGCAGGCCGGTACGCGTGCGCCCGGTGATGTTCAGGAACATCGCCCGCTTCTTGTACTGCTTGTACCGCGCCTGGTTCTCGGGAGACTTGTTCTCCGGGTCCGGCATCGGCAGGTAGATATCGTGCTTGCGCACCTCGCGGGCGCCCGCCACGCAGCGCTTGACCAGCTGCCAGCCGGGCAAGGCCTCCGAGTACTCTGCCCGGGGGAGGAAGTTAGGCATGGATGGCCTCAGAAAGTGAACGAGATCGGCACATGAGTGACCGGCCTGCTGATCGGGTAGTCGTGGTGGATGAAGTAGCCGCCCGCGTCGTTCGCGTGGTCCACGCCAGATTTCTTGTCGGGCTCACCGTTGGCAGCCCATACCTGCTGCTCCAAGCCATCTGCATAAGTCGGGCAGCGCAGCGGGTTGATCAGATAGCGGCGCTCGCCATTCGCGTTGCAAAACATCGCGTTCATGGCGTTGATCCGGTCCTTTACCGGCGGGTTGGCATCGGGAGCGATGACGCTGAACCCGGCCTGGCGCAGGATGGCGATGTCCGTCTGACTGGCGTTCACCGACTTGCGCGACCCGCCCGAGGCATCGGGATAGATTCTGATCTCGCAGGTCTTCTCGTAGTCCCGGCCGTTGTGCCGCCAGTAGCGCTCCTTGATGCGCCGGATCATGTCCGGGGTATCGAAGCCATCGATCAGCTCATCCACAGCCCTGGGCTTTCCGTCAGGCCGTTTGACATGGACGATCGCTGCCATCTTGCCGACGTTGAAGTCCATGCCGATGAACAGGGGCTCTCCAGGCTCTACGGTTTCGAAGCAGGAATTCAGCTTCCGGTCGTAGGCGTGGTAGATCGACCCGGAGTTCAAGTTGACGAACTGGCCGTTCAGGTAGGCCAGGATGAGCTGGGCCGGGTAGGACTCCATCAGCGACGGGATGTAGTCGGGTGGCAGGTTCAGCTCGTTATCGAACGTGCTGGCTTGCACCAGGCCGTACATGCCCTGCAGGGCCGGCTTCTCGCGCAGCTGTTTCACGAACTGCTGGTAGACGAACTTGAACCCCTCAGGGGTCGTCGTCACATCCACGCCGTTCTTCAGCCCAGGCACGTTGTAGCGCATCCGGGCAATGATCTTGCGCCAGGCGTGCTCGGCCTTCAGCGCGGGCAGAACGTCGAGTTCATCGACCAGGGCGTGCCCTATCTTGAAGCCCACGATGGTCTGCGGCTTCTCCATCGAGCGGCAGATGGTCGTGCTGCGGTACTGGCCACCGCTGTAGAACTCGACCTCCTTGTCGCTCTCCTTCGTCTTGACCTTCAGGCCCCAGTCGAAGGCGACTTCCTCGATGGTCGGGAAGAAGATGTCGCGGATCTGCGGATACGTCGGCGCGAAGTAGCCGGAATCGATCCGTGGCCACTCCCACACGTGCTTGCACAGCGCTGCGCAGCCTACCCAGGTCTTGCCTGAGCCGAACCCGGCCACGAAGCCGCGGAACTTGTTCTCCATGCGGAGGAAGTTGGCCTGGGGCACGTTAAGTGACGGCATCAGGCTTCCTCGCATCCACCACGTCGACCTGCACCCGGGTTGGCGGCACGTTGTCGTGGGGATTCTCGTTCTTGGTCTGGCGGTTCACGTAGACATCGCCGACCTCTTTGGCCGCCTGCTCCAGTAGCTGGGCAGTCAGGGCCATGTTCTTCATGGCCTCGGCCTTCTCAGCCATCCTTCCCAGCGCACGAAGCCGGAATGCCCGGTTGGCTATAGGGATCTCGGATGTCTCTTCACGGAATCGCTTGCGCGTGTCTTCGAACAGGGTTCGCCAGCGCTTGGCCAGATCTCGGCCTGCGCTCTTGGTCGGGTCATGCGATTCGCACTGCTGGCGGCTCACCTCAATGCCGAATTCTTCTCGGACAGAGACCGCCACCTGTGCGGGGGTATCGAAACAGGCCAGAGCCTGAACGATAAAGGCTTTCACCTCGTTGCTCAGGGCCGCCATAGGTTCAATTCCGTCTTAGGTCTGTCAGGGGTCAGGCAGACTTGAGCAGACAGGTTCCGCAGGCCCTCGAAATGTTGATCTTGGCCACCTCAGGCGGCCGGCTTGCAGCGTCGATCAGCTGCTGTACGTCGGGGCTCGGGCCATACCGGCGGACCACTCCGACAAACTCCTCGACGTCATGGCCACGCATCTCAAGCTTGGGCATGCCGTCATCGCCGAAGGCCGGGGCGCCGTACTTATCGAGCTTGTGGCCGATGTGGTACAGCTCGTGTTCGACCAGGGCGCAGAACTCAGCATCGGTGCACTGGGAGCAGTAGTCGGCGGCCAGGGTGATGAGGTAGTCCGGCTCCTCGCCGAACCACTCCCGCATCTGCTGCTCTTGCCGGGCCTTCTGCCATCCACCAGCTCGGAACATCAGCTGCTCGGCCTGGCCAAGGACGACCCGGCCCTGCTTGGCGAATCCGCTGGACGCCCATAGCACGCCGATGTTGGCGTCGATGAGGTGAGCATGCTCGGGGTTATGGATGCTGCCGCTGTCAGCCAGGATCTCGCTCTGCACCCAATCCCACACACCGGTGGCAGGGCGCAGTGTGAGCCACAAGGATTCGAGCAGCTCTGCCGGCGGCATCGGTCTGCTCATGCTCACTCCCGCACCACGAAACGGCGCTTCTCTGTTTTGTGGCGCGCCTCAGCGGGTCACGAACAAGTGCCCTCGCCTTGCCCACGCATACAGCACGATGCCGGCGTGAATCATCAGGGTGAAGGGGCTGATCATGTGGACCTGCATTGCCGCCAGGAACGACCCGAATGCGCCAATGGCGACCAGGTAGAACGCAACCGACAGCATCGGCTGGTCTATGGGGCGAACGCGCCGCAGGTAGTCACAGGCGGCGATGACCACCAAGACGCACAGGAAGGCGTCCGTAGCGGCCATCGCCGACATTAGGGTCGTGTTCATCAGGTAGCTCCTTTGGCACCGAACTGTCCTACCAGTGACTTCAGAACTGGGATGATGTTCATTGCCAGGAGGCCTATCAGAAAGGCCACGCCGTATTGGGTTTCTCCGCTCGTACCAAGGCTGAAATAGCTGATGGCAAGCGGGGTGCAGAACACTGCCGAAGCGAAGCCGGTGAAGAAGGCGGCGACCGCCTGGCCCCGGGTGAGGCCTCGCAGGAAGGTCAGCGAGAGGATCGCTCCTGCGAAGCCGCCAATGATCACGCCGTACTTCACCAGCAGGACGCCGGCAGTCGTGCTTGCTGGTTCGGCCATGAGTGGTTCCTAGAAGAAAAGGCCCGGAGGGGAGGCCCTATTGAGGGACCGGGCAGAGGTGCGGAGCAGCACATAACGAATATGGAGCGGATACAGGGACTCGAACCCTGAGCCTCCGACTTGGAAGGACGGCGCTCTAACCGATTGAGCTACATCCGCTGATTTGCGTGTCTTCCCACGCCGCCCGCCGAAGACCATCGCAGCGCTGGCACCCCAATGCACCAGTCTCGCCGATCCGGTCACGCGCCACCCTGAAAGCATGTGAGGTCAGGGTGCGCGGGCTGCCGGTGTTTTTCCGTGCACCACACTACCGGCTAGCAGTGTCCAGGCTGTCCCGTTAGGGCCTGCCCTGGCTGCAGTTGCGTTTCTTGCGCGCACAAAAAAGCCCAGCTCAATGGCCGGGCTTTTTGGCGGTGTTTGCCAAAGGCAAAACTCTAACAATGGACAAATAGTGCCATCACGCGTGCGGGAACGCAATAGGCCCTCAAGCGGCCTCCTTCATTTCGTAGATTGCGGCTGCAACCGGCGATAGCGCGCGCTTGTCCAGGTCCTCGCAAACCTCGAAGCAGATCTGCACGAAGGGCTCCCAGTCACGGGCCCAAGCGCAGGATGGCAGCGTCACGCCGTAGACGTCGTTGATCCAGCGCTTGAACCACTCCGGGCTTTCGAACGGATCCTGCGCCGATGACTGCCCGCCCTGGTGCATGCGGCGGTACCGGAACATCACGCCCTTGGCCACGTATTCGCAACGTTCGCGCTTGGCAGCGGTCATCCGACCGGACCTAGCCATGGCCATCGAGAAAACGCACTCCTCGGCCACCTCGCGCTCGTCGTCGCCGCTCTGCGGGGCGTACATGAAGTTGCCGAAGGCGCGCAGACTGCCGGGCAGCTTGAAGATTGCCGCCTGCACACCACCGGCCAGGGCCTGGTGCACCGCATGGCTCGCCTTCCGCTGCTTCTCCGTGGTCTGGACCATGGTGCCCAATAGGCCCAGCTGTTCGATGAATGCGCCTTGGCTATCCCACGCCGTGTAGAGGCAGTCGTGCCACGCCTGGCGCGCGCTGTTCAGTTGCATGGGCCGTTCTCCTTCTTGCGGCGGGTTTCGATGCCCTTGGCGCGCACTACGCACCAGGTGGAAGCGATGGTCATGGCCAGCAGCAGCGCGCCGGCGGTATCTGCGATCGTCCAGGTCATGCTGCTTCCTCCTGCGCCTGAATACGGACGCGCACGGCGCCGCCCTTGATCGTTTCCTTGCTCACCCTGATCTGGGTGGCGAACACGTTGTCGTCGATGCCCAGGGCGTCAGCCAGGCCGTCACGGCCGGCCTTGAACATCGCCAGCAGGTTGTCGTCGTCGCGCCGGCGGCGATCCGGCGGCACGAACTCGAGCACCAGCAGCGCCTCACCTTCCGGAGCTTTGATGCCGGCCTGCTTCGCCAGCAGGTGGCAGGCTGCCCGGTAGGACTTGGCCGCCTTGCTCTTCCTGGTCCAGTGCACCCGGGCATTCGGGCTGCATGCGGCCGGGGGCCACGGTAGTGTCAGTTCCGTCATGCGGCCCCCTTGATGGTCAAAATGCCGGCCCGGATCAGGGCCTCATGAGTCTCAGCGATCGCCCGTGGCATGTCGGACCAGTCCACCTCGCCCTTCCCCCGACCATCGAGCACGTCGTGGCAGGCGCAGCAGGCGTATACCGCCACGGTGTCGAAGCCCTTCATGCCCATTCCCTTCTGCCCGCACGGCAGGTGCGCCAGCACGGTGGTGTCGGGGTTGAAGTTACATATGCCCGGAATACGGACGGTGCAGTCCTGCCCGCGGGCGCTCTCGCGCACCTTCTTGGATACGACACGCATCAGTACCGCCCTCCCCACCGATCCGGCTCAGTCCAGCGCACGCCATGCTCGGCCCCGAAGGCGTGCATCACTTCGAACAGGTCGCTGAACCACTTCTGCGACTGTTTGCGGGTCGAGACGCCCAGGACGACAAAGCCACCGTCGATGCCCGGTACCGCGTCCTGCTTCTGCACCGCAGCGCTGAAGATGTGCTTCCAGTCCTCGTCGGTGAGCTTGCGGCCGTACCATTCCACCTGCTGGGAGACGTCGCGGAGCATGGCCCACATCTTCCGGTTGCAGACGTCGGGGCGCTTTTCATCCTTGATGACCACCACCTTGGGCTTGGTCAGGTCGATGGCGTGCAGGGCGCCATACAGGCGGTTGAGGTCTTGGCTGCTACGAATGGCGAACTCAGTCATGGCTCGCCCCCCGAATCATCGCGCCATCGACCTGCTGATCCAGGCGATCACCACTTGGGCAGTCATGGCCGAGCTTGACCGAGACCTTTGGGTTGCAAACCACGGCGAGCTCCGCCACGGGCCAGTGCTGATTGCGCAGGAAGCGGTATCGCTTCGCATCCTTGCGCAGCGCCTCGTTCTCAGCCTTGAGTTGGTCGATCTGTTCGCCCTGTGACCGCATTACCTCCCCGAAAGCGCGCATGTGCATTGCGTCACTTTCGATTTCTTCAAGAAGAGCCAGCATGACATGGGGTCTAACCGTGCCCTGGAAGGCCATCCCTCGAATTGGATCAAGAGGATGACTCAAAGCGTCATGAGCCATTGATTTGAGTTTCTTTTTGTCTAAGCTCATGACTCAGCCTCCTGGCGGATAAACCCAGCTCTCTGCCTAGCCTTCGAGCACTTGTCGTGATTGCCCTTGCCGCGAATTTTTCCGCACACATCGCAGTGGCGACGCATGCAAGAACTCATCATCGACTGCATGCCAAATCGTTTTCGGGCCTTCGGCTCATAGTTCATGCGCCAACCTCGCTATTTGCATTTCCTTGCGCGGAATCAAGGGCCGCATGCAGTCTCTTTCGATCCTGTTGAATGGACCATTCGCAGTGGTGATCCGATTCAGAAAGCCCCTCAGCGCTGAGTAATGGAAATCTTTCTCTCAGATCGACCACCAAGGCCTCCCGGCTGGCCTGCCAAGCCCACCAGGCCGACTGGACGGACGGGATTACGTAATTTCCGTCATCACCACGGGTCAGCACCGACGGGTAGGTGCGGCCATTACGCCTGGTGCTTTCGGCCAGGTACGCAGCCTCGAACTGCTCGCGAATCTTGTTGGTGTCCATCAGTGCTTCTCCCGCATGTGTGCGGCCATGTGGCCCATCTGCTCGACAATGAAAGCCTCCTCGTCGGCGATGGCGGCCTCGATCTTTCCCTTGCCTTTGAGGCAGCGCTTGCAATCCACGCGGGACCAATCGCTAGACAAGTTGCTTGAGTCGCCGCGCCAGGTTCCGCATACAGCCTGCTCTTCAGCTTCCTCGCCATCAGGATGCGGTTCGTAATGGGTCTTCATCACACCCCCTCCCCGGCCGGCTGCCCGGCGCGCTTGATGTTCAACTTGGCCAGCAGGTGTGCACGGCATGCGGCGGCGCTGGTTGGGATCTGCTGGATCTCCAGCAGGCGGACCTGCTTCTGGCTGGCATACTCGTCGGCCAGTTGCGCGGCGCTCTTCTGGCTGTCGTGACCGATGCCGGTGGCGATGTCGCCCAGTGGCTCGCCGGCAACCAGCATGCGAATGGTGATGTCGTAGGCGCGGGCAAATACCTTCTCTGCCCGCTCCACCTCCATCGACCCCAGGTTCTGCGCCTCGCATTGCAGGGCCGCGTGGCGCACCGCTGCGTGCGTCCAAACGCGTGACCCTGCCCTGCTGGGGTGAAAATTCTCCAGCGCCTCTGCCAGGGCCCGCGCAAGCGGCGGAATGCCCATCTCTTCCGGGGTCGGCTGGCACAGCTTGATGAACTTGCCGCTGCTCGGGGCGAAGTCGGTACCCAGCACCCGGCACTTCTGGATGCCGAAGCGGATCTGCTCGAGCGTGTTGATGCCCGCAGCGACGAACGACTTGATCCAGCTGCGCTTGGCAGCCTTCAGCGCGTCATCGTCCGGCCAGGCCTGCTTCCACGCTGGGAAGATGGCCTGCAGTTCCTTGAACAGGGCGTTGACCACTTCGGTGGTGCCGGGGTCAAGCTGTTTGGCCGGGGCCTGCACCTCGGCCGGCAGGTTGCGGGCCGTGGCCATGATCTGCGTCACGCTGCGCAGTTTTGGTTGTGCACTCATAAGGCCCCCAGGTCATCTGCCCATGTGGTGTCGTTGAAGTCGGGACCGCTGGCCGGGCGGCGGGATGCGAACGGGGCGGCGCCTGCCGGCTGGGGCAGTTCGTCTTCCCAGCGCTTGCCGTTCAGCCAGGTGGCGGGGTGCGGGATGTACTGGCCGCCGTCCTTGGTCCAGTCGGTCGATACAGTCCAAGCAGCCAGTGCCTTGGCCATCAGGTCGAACAGGTCAGCGGTGACCTTGATCTTCTTCCAGACCTTCTCTGCGCCGGCCTTGCCGACCTTGCGCGGATACAGAGCCCAGAAACGATCAAATGCGACCAGCTCGGGAGCGTCAGCGGACGATGGGTTTGTATCTATTGATTGAGTAATAGAATCCTTTATTAAGTAGCTGTCGGTTTGCCCACAGTTCGGTAAACCCACACTTCGGTTAACCGAATATTCGGAAACCTGTAGGTTCGGTTCGTAGTGGACGATGACGCGGCGGCCGAGCACCTTGCCGGTGCCTTCTTCGCGCACAACCTCATGGCTGACCAGCCCCAAATCCTTGAGGCAGGACATGGCCCTGGAGTAGCGCTCACGCCCGATCGAGAACCTGTCTTGCAGGTGCGAGCCAATGACCTTCCAGTCGCTGGAACGAGTTTGCAGGTAGGTCCAAATGGCCAGAGCATCGGGGTTGATGATCATGGCCACCACATCATTGCTCAGAGAGCTGTAAGGGGCTTGCTTGGCATGGAAGGTGGTTGCCGTGGCCTTCTCCACGTTCACAGGCTTTGTCATTGAACACCAACCTTCAGCGAGTCAGATTTCTCGCTGTTGCAGGGCCTGCACATGGCCTGCAGATTCGATTCGATGGTGAGCCCACCCTTTGCCTCGGGAATGATGTGATCGACGCACAGGCGCTTGTTTGAGCCGCACTCGACACATCGCCAACCGTCTCGACGCAGAACGGCCTCACGCATCGCCTCGGGAATCTTCCCTTTCACGTAGATGAATTGATCGGTGCCGACTGCCGACGCATAGCCAGCCCGGATGATCTCGTTGATGGTCTTCGCTGCGGATTCCTTACCGAATTTCCTGCCTGGGCCCGCCATTGCCACGAGCTTGGCCACAGTGATTGGCTCTTCCGGGTGGGCGGCGGCGTAGAAAAGGACGCCACGGGCACGCCAGGACAAGGCTGGATCGCAGGCGAACGAATACTGAGGCGCGCGGATGATGCTCATGGCTCCTCCTGTTCGATCATGGAGCGCAGATCGCGGTCGAGATCGGTGACCTTGGCCCAGTCGTGGCCGATGTTCATGTACACCGCGACAACGTCATTGCTTGGCTCGTCGCACTTCTTGCGCAGCCAGGTGTAGAGCACATGGGTCTTGGCCAGGGCCTCGATCTTCTCGGCTTGATTTCCCGAGTAGGCTTTCCAGTTGTCACGCTCACGCTCCATGGCAAGGAACTTGAACCACAAGGCTGAGTGATCGGTCTTGGTCTGATTGATCGCAGCCAGCAAGGCTTGCGCCGATGCGTAGAACTCGCGGCGCGACGCCTCGTCGATCATGACCAGCTCGTACGGTAGGCTGACGTTTACTTCGTCCATATCGGTCATGAGCGGCTCTCCAGAGATATGAGCGTGCAGTTGTCCATGGAGGTGAGCCACCACTTGCCGCCTTCAAATTTTTGCCACATGTTCTTGAGCGTCGGGTGGCGCTTGAACCAGTGCCATTCGCCCAGCCAGTGCCGCGCGTATTGCGCGTCTTGCGGGGCTTCATTCCAGTTCGGCATGCTCATGCTGCACCCCGCACGGCCTTGTCGTGGGTGTGCAGGCCGTCCCAGTTCTTCTTCATGGGCAGCTCGCCGGCCAGGTACAGTTCGTATAAGCGCACGGCGCCCTTGCGCAGCAGGATCGGCGTGTAGCTGATGAACGCCTCTTTGCCGTGCGGGGCGATCTCCTGCTGGTGCTCGGTCATGTACTTGTCGCGGGCGTAGGCGGCCACGCGGTATCGGGTACCGGACTTGCTCTCGTTGTAGAGCCAGTTGCGGCGCTCGAGGAAGTGGCCCACCTGCATAACATTGACCCCATTGAGGCCCTTGCAGAACTGAACGTGGCTCATGCCTTCCTTGAACAGGTTTTCCAGGTGGTCGATCTTCTTGGCCTGGGCCTCGACCTGAACAGTGAGCAGCACGCGGGCTTTCTCCGACTCCAGGGCCATCTGGAGGATTTCAAGCTTGCTGAGGTCGGCCGGCGCGGCCGGCTTTGATTCAAGCGCGGTCATGCGGTCGAACACCTTGGCCTGCAGCTCGTAGCTGTAGGACATAGCCATAAGGCACGCTTCCCGTTTCGGGAAGGAATAACCTCGACGAGCTCGCCCGTAGCCGTCAGGGAGATCGGCTGAAAAATCAGCCGATGTCACGCCGAGCACTTCCGGCACCTTGGCCAGGAAGTTCTTGTGCATCAGCTTGGGGTATCCCTCGCACGGGAAGCACATGCCTGCGGCAAATGCCTTGGCCTTCCTGTCATCATTGATGAAGTCGACGAGCTCAAGGCTCGTCATCATCGGCGCCACGAAATCGTGGTTCGCATTTTGTGGCGCGGGCCGGATGAGGGCCTGTACACTTGGGGTCTGTGGATGCATAATTGGTCTCACTTTTATGCGTTGCAGAGAGCCGGGGTGCCACCCGGCTTTTTTGTGCCCGCAATTCGGGCTTATCAGGGCCTGTTCAGGCCTTGCGCTGGAACGGAAGAACCGTTCCCCTCGCGTTTCGAGGTTTCGTTCGGCTGGCCAGCTCTCGATCAATCAGCTCGGCTGCTAGCGCTTCAGGGGTAATCCCCCGCTTTCGCGCCTCTCGCTCAAGTAATTCCATCGAGCCCGGGTCCAGACCGAATTGTTCGGTCGGCATAGGGCCTCCTCGCGGCCTTCAGGCTGCGCTCTGATCACCGGTATTCTCCGAAGCCAGCGCAGCCAACTGCGCTTCCAGCAATTCGCGGCACAGCACAGCACGCTGAGTGCGGTGATATGCCGCCAGCGCCTGGATCAGGTTGAAAGTATCCTCATCGACCCGGACCTTGATCTCGCGGTCATGCAGGTGATTGCGGTTGGCGTACATGCGGGAGTAGCTCCTTGCAGTTGGAATTGGTTAAGCGGCGGAAAGCGACTGGCTGGACTGGTTGTCCACCTGGCTCCACGGGAACGATGGGCAAAGATCTGCCCGCCCTACCGCTCCGTTGGTGAGCGCTTCGATCTGCAGCGCGCGCTTGGCTGGGACCGCGCGCTCTCCGGAACACCATTGGTTGACGGTCGGAGCCGCAACATTCAGCCGGCGCGCCAATTCCGCCTGGCTGCCCAGCACGCGGGATGCTTCTTTGGCTGCTTCTGCTGATTTCATGAGTTCTCTCCTGGAGATTTACCGATGAATATAAGGCATTACCTTATCTCGCACAAGCCATTGCCTAATCAGTGCCGTGATAGGCCTAATTAGGCAATGCTTACCGGACCTGAACTAGGCGCAGCCATTGAGGCAGCGCGGATCGCCAAGGGCGTATCGAAGAAACAACTCGCAGACGACTTCCAGGTGAAGCCTCCGTCGGTACAGGGCTGGGTGAAAAACGGCCGAATCGACAAGTCGAAGCTGATGGACGTCATCGCCTACTTCGCTGATGTTGTAGGCCCTGAGCACTGGGGGCTGCGCCCAGGCTTTACCTACGAGAGCCTGCCGGACGTCGCCTCAGTATCGGTTGAAGAACCGGCGCCCACCTCGGCTGCGGATATGGTTCGCAACATGCTCGCCAAGCAGGGCAAAAACCTGCCGGAAAGTGCCCGTGCGCAGCTGATGGCCGCTGCCGAAGCTTCGGACCAGGGCAACGTAATCACCGTGGACTTCTCCCGCCCGGGTCTCGTCGGGGATGAGGTTCGGATTGCTCACTACGATGTGCGTGCGGCCATGGGTAACGGCCAGGCCACGCACGACTACCCGGAAATGCTCAAGGACATCCGCGTCAGCCCGAGCCATCTCCGCGAGCTGGGCGTCGAGTTCGAAGAGCACTTCCACCTGAAGGTGGTCACCGGTTGGGGCCAGTCGATGGAGCCCACCATCAAGCACCGCGACCCGCTCATCGTGAACATCAACGTCCGCGAGTTCGTGGGCGACGGGATCTACCTCTTCGTCTGGGATGATCTGCTGTACATCAAGCGGCTGCAGGTGGCTGATGAGGAGCACTACGAGATGATTTCGGACAACCCGCGGCACAAGGATCGGCTGATCCGCCGGGACATGACCTACATCCAAGCCAGGGTGCTACTGGTCTGGAACGCTCATCTGGTGTAATCGGCGGCGTTCTCCTGCACCCCGACATGGCCCGCTTCAGCGGGCTTTTTCATGCGTGCGTGATAGCCGTTGGCCAGAGTGATAGGATTGCGCAACCATGAAATGGAGGTCGCCACTTGGAAGCATCCGAGAAGCAATGCCCTTACTGCGCCGAAACCATCAAGGCTGAAGCAATCAGGTGCAAACACTGTCAAGTGAGCCTGCTCACTGGAACGGCGGATGGCGTCCCGCCACCAAAAGCCAAAAAGCCGATCTGGCCCTGGTTCATCCTTACCCCGTTGCTGCTTCTTGGCGCACTGATGGTAATCGGCGCCATGTCTGGGCCGCCCGATGAAAAGTCAAAGGCCCGTGCCGCGATTGACCTGTGCTGGGAAGGCGTCGATGATGAACTCCAGTCCCTCAGTACCCGCCGATTCGTCCGTGGTACTTGCCAGATGATGGTGGAAAAATTTGAAGCCAAATACGGGCCATCACCCTCCCTTCGGCGGGACTGACCCCAAGGTATGAAAGCCCGCATGGCGCGGGCTTTTTTGTGCTCTTCAGAAAGGCGCCTCTTCCTCCACCTTATCCTCCTCCCAATCCCTTTCCGCGACCAGGTCGTCTCGATCTTCGGCGTCTTGCGGCTCCCACCGAACTGTCACGCTCTCGTCGTCATTGAACGTCAGGTCCAGCTCTGGCGTTTCGGCCAGCAGCCCCATCACCTCCCCCCACTCCATGTCTCCATCGGTGTCCAGGCGATGGATCGTCACCCAGCGCTGAGTCTGCGCGATCGGGTGATTGATCATCGACGAGACCCGCAGCCCCAAGCGTTCCAGCCCGGTCATCTCCTGGCGTGCCTGCGGCGCCGATTTCTTCTGCTTGGCCATTACTTCCTCCATTAACTGTACATCCATCCAGTATTAGGCAGAGCTTACCCGAGCCACCGAATGATGCAAGCCCGGATAGCAGATTAGGCACGCATGAAAAAAAGTTAGGCATTACCTATTTACAATAATTAGGCATTGGCTTATCGTTCATCTCAACAGGCAGTCACTCACGAGGGACTGCAGAGGCCCTCACCGGCCGCCGCTCTTTAACAGCCAGCGCCATGCCCGACTACCCGGCCCAGCCGGTTAGGTCACTCCCGGCTCCATCGGTGGGAGGTCAGTAAACCGATGAACAAAACCGCACTTGCCTCTACCGGCGACCGGCGATCCGACAGGCCCGAAAGCCTGCCCACGCGCAGCCCACTGCGACGGCGGACGAGGTGTTGACCGAACTGAGTGAATGACCTGGTAAGCGGGTGCGGAGAAACACGGAATTTTTCACTGATGCACCTGGCGACGGGTGCATTGGGAAAACAACCGCGCCACCCCACACGAGGATTCACCATGTTCGGACTGAAAAAGATTTTTGGTAAAGGCCGCGAAGCACGGGCTGCCCTGGGCAAGCTGGAAAACCGCGACCTGCTCCAGGCTGTGGTGTACGGCTGCTTCTACGTCGCCGCCGCTGATGGAGAAATTGAGCCGGCTGAGCTGGACAAGATCGATCGCCTGCTGCGCAACGAGCCAAAGCTGCAGGGCTTCGGCGCTGAGCTGGGCAACCTGATCGACAAGGCCAAGGCCGACTTCAACGAGGGCGGCGCCCGCATCATCCGCATGAACTCCGAGCGCGAGCTGGCTGATCTGGCGCACACCCCTGCCGACGCAGAAACGGTTATCAACTTCATGCTGACCATTGCCGAGGCTGACGGTGAGATCGAGCCAGAAGAAGTTGCAGTGCTGGAGCGCGCAGCATCGAAGCTGAACCTGCGCCTCAAGGACTACCTGTGAAGGGCTGGGTCATCTGCGGCGTGATCCTGGTGCTGTTCGGCCTGCTGGCCAACGCAGCAATACACAGGGTCTCCTGCGCATGGTACGGCTACCAGACCGAGCGCGACACCCGCTACGCCGCCTTCGTTGGCTGCATGGTGAAGATGCCAAACGGTTGGGTACCACGGGCTGAGATTCGCACCACTCAGTAGTGCAGAAGATTCCCCGGTGCGCCTCAAGCGGGGCGCATCAGGTGGAATCCACTGGAGGAACACAGCATGAACCTGACCGACAAAAAGCAGGACGACCGAATCCGTTCGGCCCTGCGCAACGCGGATCGTCGCGGCCAGCTGCAAGTGGTTGCAGCGGTAACCGGCATTGCCGGTGGCGTCGAGAAGCTGCGCGAGATCATGAACAGCACCGAAGAGCTGCACATCATGGATCGCGGCATGCTGGCTCTGCACCTGGGCTGATTCCCTGACAGCCGGAAAGACGGCCCGATGCCCTGCTCCCCATCGCTGGCTGCATCGGAGTGTGATCTGAATGCGCATGCTGATGCGCTGTTTACTGGGCACAAGCGGCCACAGGCAGAAATGCCGTGATTAGAGCAGCTGGATGGCTCCGCTTCCAAGCCAGCAAGCCGGAGATCAGCGCCGGCCAGATCACACCCCGATGCATCCCGCATCCACTTCTTGAGTGCCGCTGCGATCCCAGCGTGCGATCCCTGGAGGATTCGCCATGTAACAGGACAGCGCGCCGAGGCCTTCCAGCTCGGCACTGCCTCAGAGAGCAACACCTTTGATGAAAGCCCGGGCAATCCTCGGGCTTTCACATTTCACCCCTTCCCTTCACATACGACCGCATTGGCAGGCGCCAGGCCACCTTTCACGGTGGGTTTGGTCACCCGCGCCTGGCTCCTGGCCAATGCGGTTGGCTACCGAGGTTCACACGATGAGCAAAGATACAGGCGGCCCTGCCTTTCCAGCGCAAATCAACAACGGCGGCAACGCAGCGATCAAAGGGTTCAATGGCGAAGAGATCAAGCCGTACACCTTCAGCGCTTATCCGGGCATGACCCTGCGCGACTACTTCGCGGCTCAGGTCGATGTTTCGGACGAAGTCGGCGTCCGCTACGCAGAAGCAATTGTCGGTCGCGCAATGCCTGACTTCGCATCGGCGCCGCTGGACAACATCGCTTTTTTGGCAGATTACCGTGCGATCAGTCGCTACATCGAAGCGGATGCCATGCTCGCCGCCCGGGTGAAGCCATGAGCGGCTGGATCAAGTGCAGCGACAGGCTGCCGGAGGTTGGGACCAGGGTTCTTGCTTGGAACGAACAATACGGTGCCCGTGAGTCGCTTTACCGCGAATACGGCAAGGGCTCGATTGCTCACTCCCTCGGATATCCGCCGTACTTCTCGTGGGAAGAGCCGCAAAGCAGTTGGGCTTCAAGCTGGAACCGACCCACTGGCAGCCCCTCCCTTCCCCACCCACCGAATAACCCACCACCTGGAGGCGACTATGGCCGTCACAGTCGAGACTGCTGCCGTCTTTCGTGGCGGCGGTCGTCGCTGGTTCACGCTGCGCGCTGCTTGTGCTGCTGAGGCACGGGCGATGCTCAAGAAACAGTGCGATTGCGACTACTGCGAAGACGACATCGGACGCTATGAGTTGCCATGTCGGCTTCACCACCCCGACCGATACCCGCGAATCATGAAGCGCCTGACGCAAGGCCTCATGCGGCGCTATCGAGCATCCCAACCGTAACTGGAGGCGACCATGGGCGCACTTCGAGCAGCACAATGGCAGTTTGACGAGGAGTTGCCTCCATCGGTGAGTGAGTCGCCGCAGGAGGCAGCAGAACAGGCTTGGATCAGTAATGGCGTGGCCGAGTTGATTGGTCGTCGTGACTACGTTTTCCCATTCAAGGGGCGCCAGATCGGCGTGACTTTTGAGCGCCTGGCTTTGGCAGTAGACGAGCACGCCATGGGCGAGCTGAGCGGAAGTAGCAACAACACCGTGCTCGGGCGCCTGATCCTGAGTTCGATCCTTGGCAGTCGAGGCGATGCAAAGTCGGATGCGGTGGAAATTCTTGCTGTTCCTGACCCGATCAAGCTTTTCGAGCAACTGGCCATCGACCTCCTGACCCCTTTCGCCAGAGAGGGAGTGTTGGCCCAGACTGAGGCTGAGCTATGAGCCCTCACAGCATTGCCATCAAAGCAATCGACGGAGCCATCGAAACGATGCTTCTGCCGGGCTCTGGCCCGGTGGAGGACGCCAAGGCTGAATCAATGGTCGTCGCCTACTTCTCTCTCCTCGCCATCGACGCCGAGGAGTTCAAACACTACTGCGAGCGCGTCCGGCGGATTGCTGAGCGGCGCAAGGAGGCTGCATGACTACGCCGATCTTCCCGTCGATCATCGACGACCAGGTGGCCGAGGTTGCCCAGGCCGTGCCAGACGATCGAATCCTGCTGGTGTTCAAGGGCCTGACCATGGAGGACGCTATGAATCAGGCGCGTCTGGCCCACATCGAGAACCCGGCGGCTTGGTCTGGCCGGGCCTACCTTTGCGGCATGTGCACGCTGGCCTATGAGGTCCGCACGTGAGCCGCCAGCAGGCCAGACGCTTGGCGTTCTGGCGAGGCTCCTTCTCCATGCTCTTCGCCTGCACCTTCTTCATGCTCGCCAGCGCACTGGCCGGCAGCATCACTTCCTGAAAACACACCCGGCGCACGGCGGGCCTTCGGGATAACCGTACCCCTTCGGGAGCGTAAGCGGAGAGAGCGCGCAACCATCCACCGCAGCCAGGGCCTGGAGCGTACCTCCGTGCCTGGGTGACCTGGCGATTCCCTATTCCAACTAACGGCGCCGGCCTGGCGCGAGGTTTTCTAATGTCCGCAGAACAGAAACTGATCGCGATCGAAGAGATCAGCGAGGAGAACGCCCCGGCCATCTACGTGGCCGGCGGCCTGCAGCAATTCATCGACCTGGTGAAGGGTGAGGTCCTGGGCGAAGTGCCCGACCTGACCACCCGCAAGGGTCGCGAGCGCATCGCCAGCCTTGCAGCCAAGGTCAGCAAGTCGAAGGCCGCTGTCGAGAAGCCGGGCCGCGACTACCTGCGCCGGCTCAAGGAAATGCCGAAGGTAGTCGAAGCTGAGCTTCGCGAGTTCGTGACCAAGATGGATACGCTGCGGGATGAAACGCGCCGGCCGCTCACCGAGTGGGAAGCAGCCGAGGATGCGCGGATCGACCGCCACAACGACCGCCTGAACTGGCTGAAGACGCTGGCCGACGACCTGGGCGATCTGAACTCCCTGCAACTAAAGGGCCTGATTGCCGAAGCTGAAGGCATGCAGCTCGGCGCTCACTGGGAAGAGTTCGAGGCCGAGGCGGCAAACGCCAAGGACAAGGTTCTGACGACCTTGCGGTCTGCCCTGCTGAAGCGCGAGCAGTTCGAGGCTGAGCAGGTCGAGCTGGCCCGGCTGCGCGCCGAGGCAGAAGCCCGCGAGCAGAAAGAGCGCGAAGAGCGCATTGCCCGGGAAGCAGCTGAACGCGCACGCGTTGAAGCGGAGCAAAAAGCCCAGGCAGAGCGAGAGGCCGCCCAGCGCCGTGAGCTGGAGGCCCAGGCCGCCGCAGAGCGCCGCGAACTTGAACTGAAGCTACAGGCCGAGCAAGCGGAGCGCGCCAGAGTTCAGGCCGAAGCCGACCGTGTAGCCGCCGAGCAGCGTGCCGAACAAGAGCGCCAGGCCGCCGCCCGCCGGGCTGAAGAAGCTGCCGAGCAGGCGCGCCAGGAAGAACGGCGCCGAGCTGATGCAGCAGCGGCCGAGATCCTGCGGCAGCAGGAAGCGCGCGAACGCGACCAGGCCCATAAGGCAAAGGTCATGGGCGAGGCCAAAACCGCGTTGATGTCACTGAACATTACCGAGGAACTGGCCAGGGCAATCGTGCTCAAGATCGCTCGCCGCGAAATCCCGAACATCACTATCAACTTCTGAGGTAGCCGCCATGAGCAGCACCATCATTGTGCCGGAGCAGCGCCGCCAGGCAGTTGCGGCAGCCGGCCCAGTCGACAACAGCATCATGGCTGTGATCAGTCGAGCAGCTGCAGATCCGTCCTGCGACATCGAGAAGATGGAGCGCCTTTTGGCCATGCATGAGCGCATGCAGGCCAAGACAGCAGAAGCCGCCTTCAACGCCGGCATGGCGCAGATGCAATGCGAGATCCCGACCGTGTCCGAAGCGGCGGTGAATCTGCACACCGGCAACGCCTACGCCACGCTCGACGACATCACCCGGGTGGTCAAGCCGATCATGCAGCGGCACGGCTTCGCGATCACCTTCAAGGTGGAGAACCAGGACAAGTCGATCAGCGTCACCGGCATCCTGATGCACCGCGACGGACACCGCGAGCAGACAACCATGACCCTGCCGGCCGACATCGGCAAAGGCCGGAACGATGTTCAAGCCGTCGGCTCGTCCACCACCTACGGCAAGCGCTACGTGATGTGCGCCTTGCTGAACATCACAACCGGCGACGTCAGGGACGACGACGCGCAATCGTCGGATGGCTCCGACACGGCAGAAATGCGGGCCCAAGCAGTGAACGACATCCTTGCCCAGGTCGAAGCTGCCGCCACGCCAGACGAGCTCAAGGATGTGTGGCAGGCATCAGTAAAGGTCATGCAGGCCAGCGGAGACAAAGCCGGATACGACGCGGTGAAGATCGCCGTGACCAAGCGGAAAACAGTACTGGAGGCCAACCCATGATCATCGTCAATTGCACCCAAGGCTCGCCAGAGTGGCTACAGGCCCGCGCAGGCGTTATCACAGCCAGCATGTTCAGCACCGCCCGCTCCAAGGTGAACGGGCTCACCGCCCAGCAGCGCACCTACGTCGACGCCATCCTGTCCGGCCACAGCGAGGCCAAGGCTCGTGATCTGGCTGGCTACAAGGCCGCGCCCAAGGCTGAGGTCGTGCAGCGGGCCCTGGATGGCGAGAAGGTCGGCGAACCGTCCAATGCCGCCCTCTCCTACGCCTTCGAGCTGGCCGTCGAGCGCATCGGTGGCGCCCCGCTCGATGGCGGGTTCGAAACCTGGCAGATGCGCCGCGGCCACGAACTTGAGCCAGAAGCCCGGATGGAGCATGAAATCCAGACAGGCCTGATCGTCACACAGGTCGGCCTGGTCAAAACGGACGACGGCTCATTCGGCGCCAGCGCGGACGGATTCATCGGCGAGGACGGCGGCAGCGAGTACAAGTGCTTCCTGGCCCCGGAAAAGCTCCGAGCATTCCACATCGAGAACGACGCCAGCGATGTCATCGACCAGGTGCAGGGCTGTATGTGGATCACCGGCCGGAAGTGGTGGCACATCGGGATGTACTGCCCACTCCTAAAGCCAGTCGGCCGCCAGCTCTGGTGGCGCGAGTTCAAGCGCGATGACGACTACATCGAACAGCTGGAGCAGGACCTCTGGGAGTTCAAGCTGCTGGTCGATGGATACGAGAAACAACTCAGGAGCAAAGCAGCATGAAAGGCGTCAACAAAGTCATCCTGGTTGGCACCTGTGGCAGGGACCCGGAAGTCCGATACCTGCCAAACGGGAATGCCGTGACCAATGTCAGCCTTGCCACCAGCGAGTCTTGGAACGACAGACAGACCGGTCAGAAGGTCGAGAAAACCGAGTGGCACAGGGTGGTGCTGTTCGGCAAGGTCGCGGAAATCGCCGGCGAATATCTACGCAAAGGGTCGCAGTGCTACATCGAGGGCAAGCTCAAAACCCGGGAATGGGAGCAGGACGGCATCAAGCGGTACAGCACCGAGGTGCATGTTGACATCAACGGCACCCTGCAGCTGCTGGGCGGCCGGCCTGACAACCAGGGCGGCGGCCAGCAGCAGCGCCAGGCTCCACCGCAACGGCAACAGCGTCAGCAGCCTCGCCAGCAGCACAACTACAACTCGAATGACAACTACGGACAACAGAGCCAGCAGTCGGCGCCGCCGGGCAACTTCGACGACGACATCCCGTTCGCCCCGCTCCACCACCTCGCAGGTGCATAGCCATGCCACTCGCAACCATCCTTGAAATGCTCCAGCGCCGTAAGGAACTGGAGCAGCACCTGCAGCTGCTGTTCAACCGCAGCTGCCAATGGGGCCGCGCCGAACGTGTGCGTGGCGCCGCCACCATCGAGAACCTGACCCAGCAACTGGTCGAGGTCACCGAGCAGATCGAAACGGCGCGCGCCGCATGAGGCGGATCAACAACCTGGTCCGCCAGCGCCGGCGGCAAGAACAGTTCCACCTGCCGCCCAGCGGCCTCACGGAGCACCGATATGCAGAAAGCACCCTCTGGAGTCGTCACCCTGCCGGCCTGGATGAATCGACCGGTCAAGAAGCTGTACAACACCCGCAGCGGCGGCCAGTACCGGCCCGATGATGTGGCCCTGGCCTTCGCGCTGAGCCTTCGGGTGCACGACAGCGCCGACCACCTGCGCAGCCTGGCCCGGCGTCTGGTCGAAAAGGTCTGCCTGGAGCATCAGCCGAACATGAAGCGCCTGGCCCGCGAGCCGGACGATGCAGAGGTGTTTGCTGCCGCGCTCAAGGTCATCAACCGGGTGTGCGACCTGCTCGACATCGGGCCTGGCACCACCTTTGTGCGCAATGGAGGCGATGATGGCTCTGACGCAGCAGCAGCGTGACGAGAAGCGGCGCAAGAAGGCCGAAGCCGCGCAGGAAGAAGACCTTCGGCTGAAGGTACGGCCCGGAACCCGCCAGGCCCTGGCCGAAATCATGCAATGGGCCGAAGTAGAGGAAAACGGCGAGGCCATGACCCTGCTGATCCACCGCATCCATGAATTAGGGCCTGAAGCGGCCCGCCACTTCCTCAGTGCGCCGCGCCACGAAATCGTTGTGTCGGATTTTGTGGCGCAACGACTCGATCAGTTCAGGATCGCCAAGCAGATGCGAGAGCCAATCCTGGCGGTCGGCGATGACCCGGACAACACCGGCATCTACGTCATCGAACACATGCAAGGAATGCAGCTGTAGTCGAATCTCACCGGGAAGAGCTTTCGAAGCTGCCTGGCAGGAACATTGATCCTCCTCGGCGCTTTTTCTTGGGCTTCCTCTTCTTGGAGCCAAGCGCTTTACGAAGCGCAGCCTTTGCGGCCTCATCGGCCGTTAGCTCTATTCCATCTGCTTCGGCAGCTGCTTTAGCGCTGTCGATGCCGTTGATGAATTTGCGAGTTCTCTTCTCGAAAGCCATCTAGACGCCCTGTATCCGGCCACATGCCGGTCACACGTAATACCCCATCCCAAACCAAATTGCCACCATGCCGCCACCAGCACGGAGGGCGGCGCATGCATGGAGAAAGCCATGTCTCAGTTCTACCTGCAGGACAGTCGCACCGATGTTGGTGATGGTCTGATGTTCTGGGCCTTGGGCGGCGGTTACACCACCAGCCTCGACAAGGCCGAACTGTTCACCCAAGAGCAGGCCTGTAGCCACCGCGACACCGACATTCCATGGCCGAAGGACTACGTTGATGCCCGCGCGCATCTTGGCGTCGATCATCAGTACATCAGCCTGGACGAAGCTCGCGACCAACTGAACCCGGGATGCACCGTTGTCCTGCAGATCCCAGGTCACTGGAACGGCAATGACATCGCCTTGGCCCACTGGCCTATTGGCCATACCTACCGATTCGAGAAGGCCCACCGTCTGACTCTTGAGGTTGCCCAGGCGATCGGCAACACGCCAGATGAGGCAGTGATCTGGCCAGCGGCTTATCTCGAAGCCAAGGCCCGGCGCCTGGTGCACAAGCGGGACGTGAATATCAAAGATGCCCTGCAAGGCACCGGTATCGAAATGGCGGTGCCGAGGAAGCAGCGCAAGCCATGGCAGAGGCCGCTCAACTGCCACGGCTGCGGACGCTTCATCAGCTGGGACGGCCGATTCCTCAACGACTGCCAGAACTGCGGCGCGAACAACTGCCCCTGACCCTCCGGCGCTACCCGCCAGCGCCTTCCCCTCTCAAACGATGAACGCCTCCCCGGAGAGGGCGGCGCCTGCCTGGAGACACCATGAAGGTTCAGATCAGGACGCTCTACAAGTGCGGCTTCTGTGGCGACATCCACGACGATGAAGATGGAGCCCGGGAGTGCTGCCAGCCAGAAGTGGAGGAGATGTTCGAATGCCCGGTATGCAAGACCATCCATGACGGCGAGGACGAAGCGCGCTTGTGCTGCGAAAGCGACTCGATCAAGTGCCCATCCTGCTACAGGGACCATTCATCCATCACGCTGTCGTTCCAGGCAATCAAGATCGCCGGCCACTGCACCACCTGCAACCCGATGTTCACCATCGACCAGCAGCAGGCCATTCAGGACCTGCATTACCACGAGACCGGGCGCCGCGAGCACCTGTTCGACTGATCCTCGACCGAGACCACTATGACCACAGCAATCGACCTGTTCGCCGGCCTCGGCGGATGGAGCACCGGCGCGCGCGCCGCAGGCGTCCAGGTTCTCTGGGCGGCAAACCACTGGCCAGATGCCGTGAAATGGCATGCAGCTAACCATCCCAACACCGAGCATGTCTGCCAGGATCTGCACCAGGCTCGCTGGGAGCAGGTACCTGCTCACGACATCCTGCTCGCTTCGCCGTGTTGCCAGGGGCACGCCAAGGCCCGCGGGAAGAAATCGGGGAACCCTGAGCATGACGCATCGCGCTCGACGGCCTGGGCGCCGGTAGCGGCCCTTGAGTTCCACCGGCCGCAGGCAGCCATCATCGAGAACGTACCGGAGTTCACCGACTGGGTGCTCTACCCGGCTTGGTTGCAAGCCATCCAGGCGCTGGGGTATCAGGCAGCGCCGCACATCGTGGACTGCGCTGACCTCGGTGTGCCGCAGCACCGGGTGCGCCTGTTCATGGTCCTGACGCGCAGCAAGGCCCCGCTGATGCTGCAG